ATGGCAGAAAGACCATTATACACTTTATATAAGAATCTGAAAGCGCAGAACTATGATGTGCCTAACGATTACAATAAATTCGAAAGTGCCCTGACAAGAGACGGAAAGAGCGGTGCGGACAACAGACACGCTATCTACGAGAATTTGAAGGCTCAGAACTTCGATGTTCCTGATACCTATGAGCGGTTCTACACTGCGCTATTCGAGCCTCGTAGCAAGACATCATCAAGAGCGAAGGGCGGTAGTGTACCCATGAGTGCTGCCGACCGTGCTCGTTTTTCGGCTGGGGCAGCAGCTATCTCGGCAAGTGCAAAGCAGATGGCTAATAATGCTGGCAGATACAACAGATTGAACCAACGCAAGCAGAAACAGCAGAAGGATTTCGGCCGTGTGAACTTGGGTACACACCTGACTCCCTTTGGTGGTGATGCTAACGATGTAGTGAAGGACGAGTTTGCTTACAACCCCGAGACTGGCAAGGCTGGCGCATACGTAACATCTGACAACGAGAATGCTTACACACAGAGTGATGCAGAGCAGAAACAAGCTATACTGGATAAGTATGGCGAAGAGTGGAATAAGGCCGTAGATATGGGTATGGTCCCTTCTGAGTTGGATAAGGCAGACCCAGATATGTCCGACACAGATGTTGCTATGCGACAAATGGAGAGAAGACAAGAGTGGCTTGACGAGAATCAGAACAGACGATCAAAGGAATTGAATGAGTCTATGCACTTGCAGGACTCTCCGTTTGTCGCATCTGGTGGTGCCGTTGCGCCCTCGTCGTTCAATGCGGCCATAGGCAATGAGGCGAACCGCTTGTCTGATGCAGAATATGGTGCCTATAATACCGCCAAGGCTTATAATCAGATGTTGCGTACCACTCTGCTTCAGGAGTTGAAAGAGCAAAAGCAGAGAAACGAAGATGCTGGTTGGTGGAAAGATAAGTGGAATGACGTTTCCAATTATTTCGGAGGAATGCTCGATACCATGCTTGACCCGAAGCTGTATTCTCAGGGTGTTATGGATGCAGCTATAGCAAGCAATTTGCGACAAGTAAAGAAAGGTATGGAAGATGGAACAATCAAGAAAGGTTCCAATGCAGGAGAAGCCGCACAAGTTATGCTCAGTGCTATTCAGCAGCAACAAGGAGAAGCCGCAAAACAACAACAGAATGGCGCAAAGGCCTATCAGTATGGAGATGTGAGCGGTCGCTCCTTAAAGTTCATGGGAGACTTCGCATTAAGCGGCTGGAGAGATGTTATGACCACTGGTTTTACCAAGGCTGGAGAAAAGGTTGGAGAGAAAATGGCTCTCGGTACTCTTGGCAAATGGTTCACAAAGAATACTGGTCGTGTACTCGGCGATATGGCTGGTAGTGCAGCATTGGCAGCAACCAACCAACTTGGTTCTACATATAATAACGTGATAGAGCGTTATGTTGGAATGAACAACGAGAATGGTGGTGTAACCCAAGACAAGGATGGCGATTTGAAGTTCAACGAAGGTGTCAGTCTTGGTAAGGCTATCAAGGATGGCTTTGGCTCAGCTACGATAGAGAACTTCTCAGAAATGTTCGGTGAATATCTGCCTGGCGCATCAAAGATATTGTCAAAGTTAGGGCTTTCAAAGGTATCTTCCTTCTTCGAAAAGATAGGCAATAATGCTTACTATAAATGGTTGAGCAACGCAACCAATAAATCAGGAATCCAAGGTGTGATGTCTGAGATTGCAGAGGAGGAGTTTGGTACTGCCCTTCATGCAGCATGGGGCGATGGCGATGGAAGTTGGAGTGACTTCAATGTCTTCACGAATCCTGATGCAAGAGAAAAACAGATTGATACTTGCCTTGGAATGTTCTATTCTGTTGGTTTCACGCAGTCTCCTCGAACTGCCGTAGGTGCTATCAATGCTGTGAAGTATTTCCATATCAAGCTTCAGGTTACTAAAGCAGACAAGTTTGGTCAGATGATGTTCAACGACAAGTGGGATGATATCAAAAGCAAGATTGATGTTACGACCAATGCAGACTTGACTAAAACGGTCTTGGATGCTACTCGTTCAGACTCCATGACTGCCAAACAGAAAGGTGCTGTCATCAATTATGCTATGTTCTTGAGCAAACTTCGTGGATTCAATCAGGCATCAGACGCCAAGACAAAAGACAAGGTTGATGAAGGAGAAACCGTTCCAACTTTATCTAACTACCTTGATGATGCTTATACAGAAGGCCACAATGCTGATGATGCAGACAAGCATGATATTCAGATTAAGCACGAAGACCAGGCGAAAACTCTTGCAGCGGCATTGAATATCTCTGAACAGCAGCTATCTGGCATGAGTGACGAGGAACTGGAATCCCTGACAGGACAGGATGATAAACTTGACCAAGCTATCTATGACTATCAGTTGTCTTCCGCTCGCTATCAGGGTGTGGTTGATGATGCACAAGACAAGGTTGACCTCGCTGCTCACCAGGCAGAACAGAGAGTGGATATGTACACAGACCAGAGTCGTGGCTCTGTCCGTAACGCAACCATCAAGGCATCAGGAGGTGCGGAAGACTATGGTGTGTATATTATCAGCGGTAATATTGCAACTCGTGATGACGGCTCCATTGATGTAAGCAACAGCGATGACATGATTCTATATTTTGACCCGACAACGAACAGTGTAGAACACGCAGATGCGTTGATGTTCGCTGAACTGGGTGAAGAACTCCCCGCCGTTGATGTGAAGGCTCAGGCTGTGGCTGATGCAAAAGAGAATGCTATCAAGGAAGTGGCTGGTATCATTGACGGAACTGTAGAGGTTGGCTCCCAGTTCAATTTGACTGATGCGGACGGAACAGAACATACCTACGAGGTGTTGGCCGACAATGGTGATGGTACGGCTATGATCACTATTGATGGCAATGTGCCTACAGAACTTGTCAAGGGAGAAAACGTGCAGATACCATACTCTTTTGAAGAGTTGCAGCAGATGAAAGACTTGGAAGACCAAAAGAGACTGGAAGCTGCCAAGGCTGAGCGTGAGCAGATGGAGAAGGAGCGTGATGGACAGGAGACAGAACAGACGGAAGATAGTCAACCTTCATTTGACTTCAATCAGATTCTCAATGATAACGGTAACGTGGTGCTTGTTGATGTACTCGGACAGGATGGCAACACTAAATATCCTGGCTCTACATTATTCCTCATCCGTGATGCTGGTGCTAAGGCTAAGGTAGTGGAGTTGAAGAGTGATGGTACAATCGTTCCTCATGCGGTGAACAAAGAAGATGTGGCTACAATTTCTTCTATGTCGCTCGATGAATACAAACAAGCTATGCCTTCCTCAATGATAGAGGATAATAGTGGAGAGAATAGAGGTGAGATAGAGGAGGAAGCTCCGACAATAGAGGGCGAGACTGCTGAACCTGCTGAGGAGGCTGACGCTCCTGAATCTACTGAGACTACTGCAACCGAACAGACTCCTAATGCAGAACAGACTCCTGCTACTCCTGCTATTACCCTTGAAGATGGAACCATCGTACCTATGCTGGAGGATGGAAACCCCGACTTCTCGAAGCTGAGTGCCGCACAGACTGCTGAGTTGTATGACTCCCAGTTTGGCGAGGATGCAGATGGTATCGTGTCTGGATATGTGTCTGATGCGAAGAAGGCACTCGACAAGGCCAACAACATGACCGTGAAGGGTAAGACTTTCGTGGAACAGAAGGCAGCCAAGGATGCTAAGGAAAAGGCTATTGCTGATGCTCAGGCGGCTTATGACTCTGCTGTCGCTATCCGTGATGCTTATAACGAGCGACAACTTGCCAAGGAAGAGAATACTCCTGAGGGCAGAAAGAGTCTCATTGAGAAGGCAAGAAGAAAGTTCACTCGATTGAAGAACAGCGAAGAATGGAGTGAGCGGACTGGTGACTTGTGGAATGAGACGGTTGGAAAGTTGCTTCATCGTCTGTATGATGCTACAGGAATTGATGTGTTCAATGATACTCCTAATACTGTCTATGAGTATGTTGCTGAAAATGTCGGTCCGTATAGCTTAAACTATGAAGGAAATGACAATTCAAAGGGAGTACAGCAGGAGACAGGCTTGTCTCGTTCTGACTTTGCCAAGTTGGGATGGCTCGCTGCCGAAGGTAAGGGTATGACTATTGATGCTAAAGTACACAGGCTCTGGGAGAACAGACCATCCAACTTGGAGAGTGCGGACACGCAGGATATAAGAAATGCCTTGATCAGTCTTATCACAAGCGGTCAGACTGCATTCCAAGCGAGAGATTATATTATGAATCAGCGTATCGAACTTGCAGAGAGTGCGCTGGAGGAGCAACTGAGACAGGAAGAAGATGCGGCCGAAGCTCAGAGGGCTAAGGAGGAGGAAGAAAAGAAAAAGGCTGAGGAAGAGAATACGAATGACAACAGAAATACTCCTGAACTTTCCCATGAACAACAAAAAGCCATGGAAGAGGGCGAGAAATTAGGTTTTCCTGCTGTTGACAAGGAAGGCGAACCTATCAATCAGAATGTCATAGAACTTGCTAACTGGGCAAAGGAACAAGGTTTAGAGATAGACCCTACATCTAAGTTGAATAGCTACGCTGATTTGTACGTGATGTGTAAGGATGGCTTCGGTGTCAGTACGTTGGTTCCTGATGTTGGCGAGAATATTAATCAGGTATTCTATCTCCCCGACAACGTGCAAGGAGAGCAATTGCTGAAACTGCAAGAGGAATTTAATGTAGGTCGTGACCTTAAACACTCTGCTGATATGAATAGCGAACTAACAGAAGGTGCTATGTTCTATGATGGAGATACAGCGAGAGAGTTCAAGGAGTTTGTAGACAAGAAGGTAGAGATGCAGAATAAGGTGTTCGGTGAACAGAGACCTGAGGAAGACTTACCTTTCTCTGCTAAGGATAACGGCCAACAACAGACAACATCTGAGCGTGCTGCTGACGTGGAGAAGAATAAGGTGGATGATATGAAGGTCGTTGACAACATCGTTGGGCAGAAGACTCGCAAGGCTTTCGAGAGACTGGCTAAGATGATGGGTGCCAATATTCAGTGGCAGTACTCAGACAAGTTGGGTAACGGCTGGATTCAGGAGACCAAGGATGCTGATGGCAACGTTCATCGTACCATCTTTATCACTCTTGACTCTTCTATCACGGAAGGTGCTCAGTTTATCTTCGGTCACGAAATGACTCACCAAATCAAGAACCTGAATCCTGCTGCATACAATGAGTTGACTCAGCTTGTGCTTGATACCTATGGCTCAGATGTTTTCGGAAAGGCTGTAGATGAGACAACGAAGAGATATTCTGATGCTGGATTCTCTGGACGTGATAGAGATTACTATGCTGAGGAGGTTGTTGCTGATGCGGTAGGTGAAATGATTCGTGACCTCAATCTTGCTCACACTCTCGCTATGAAGATGTCCCATCCTCTGCTCGCTGCTATCCATGAGATATTACAGAAGGTTAAGTTGGCATTCTATGGTACAGAGTATAGCGATGTGACCAAGAACATCATCCGCTCTATCGAACAGGCTTACGTGAAGACTGCAAAGGGTCAGGTGGTGAATATTGAGACTGGTGAAGATGTTTCTTTCTCTCTCCGTCAAAAGCCTGAGCCTAAGAAGAAGGGTATCGGTTATAAGGTGTTCGTATTGAAGGATGGTAAACTCTATCCACCAATGGTAGCGAACCCTGATGGTGCTGCTACTCCAGTTGGTGTATGGCTCGATGCTGATGCGGCTCCTATCGCAGGAGAAAGCAAGACTGGCAGACCTCAGGTTAAGCAGGGCGGCAAGGGAACACAAGGCGGTAGCGGTAAGTTAGCCTATAGACCAGGCTGGCATCTTGGTGTAGTTCCTTACGCTATCCAGTTCAACCGCAAGGACGCTGATGGCAACAAGACTCTCTTCCCTAAGAACTTTGTCTTCGCTGAGGTGGAGTATGCTGCTGATGTAGATTATCAGGAGGAAGCTCGTCAAGAGGGTATCAATCCATCGGGCAAGTATCAGCATTCGCTCGCTGGCTTGAAACATCTGCCTACTGATGGCTATTATATGTATCGCACCAACCCGAACCCTGAGACTGACCCTTGGGTGATTACTGGTGCGATGAAGGTGAACCGTATCTTGACAAGAGCAGAGCAAGCGGAACTTGTGAAGAATGCTGGTCGTGAACCTCAGCAGATTCAGGAGGGCGATATTGTCACTGATGATGTTGTGAACAGCATTAACCAGGAAATAGCTGATGCTCCTAAGTTCTCGTTAAAGGTGTATCATGGCAGCGGTGCTGACTTCACAGAGTTTGACTTCGACCACATGGGAGAGGGTGCTGGCTCCCAAGCATTCGGTTGGGGTGGCTATGTAACATCTTCAGAGAAGATTGGAAAGAGTTATGCAAAAATAACTCAACAGAAGCCTACTTACATTTATAATGGTAAGGAAATGTCAGAAGATGATTTTCAAGAAGAAATCTTGCCTAAGATAGGTAGTCAAAATGAGAACATGTTTATAGATTTCTTATATAATCTTGAAAAATATGGTGTATCAAAAGCTAAAAACATATTGAGAAAAGGCGATTACGGTTATTATAAAAATCTTCTTAAAGGTACATCTTGTGACACAAGAACATATTATGAGGGAAGAGTTAAAGCGGCAGAAGTTTTGCTTGCCCTCCATAATATACGCATCAAGAAACAAAAGACAAACCTCTATGAGGTGGATATTCCTGAGGATAATGGCAGCAACTATCTTGATTGGGATGCAAGTATTCCTTCTTCTATCAATAAAGATAATATAATCAAGGATATTCTTGATAACATACAGAAACAAGAAGACGAAAAGGAAGACTGGGAATTGGAGTCTTTGGAGAATGACATCAATGATAGCTTGGAGTGGGCTAACAATGGTGAGGAACTATACAAGGCTATTAGTTTGTACTTAGGTGACAAAACTGCAAGCAAACTTCTCGCTTCTCTTGGCTACACTGGCATCAAGTATAAGGCTGGTCGTAACTTTGGTGGTGCAGAGGAAGGCGATACAAACTATGTTGTCTTCAAGCCTGAGGATATGAAGATTACTCAGCATACCAAATTCTCTCTCCGTTTGAAGTTTGCTATTGAGGAAACAGAAACCAATCCATCTGATGCGCAGAAGGAGAGTGGCAACTACAAGAAGGGACACATCAAGTTCGGTGGATATGATTACACTATTGAAAATCCAAAGGGTTCAACTCGTTCAGGCAAGGATGCCGATGGCAAAGAGTGGAAAGTAACCATGCACGATACCTATGGCTATATCCGTGGTAAGTTCGGTAAGGATGGCGACCATCTGGATATGTTTATCAATGACAAAGCAGACCTTGATAATTGGGATGGTGATGTGTTTGTCGTTGACCAAGTGAATCCTGATGGCTCGTTTGACGAGCATAAGGTAATGTACGGCTATGACTCCATGGATGATGCAGAAAAGGCTTATCTCGCCAACTATAGCAAGGGATGGAAAGGTCTTGGCAGTATTACTGGAGTAAGCAAGGATGAGTTCGACAAGTGGCTTGATACGAGCAATCGTAAAGTAAAGCCATTTGCTGACTATGGAAATGTGAAGTTCTCTCAGGCGCAGTCTGTTGATAACGAGGAGCCAAAGACTTTTGAGGAGTTCCTAAATCATCCTTCATTGAAGTTCTCTATCAAGAATGAGGAACAGAGAAAGGCGGCAGAGAATGCTTATGAATACGCTTCCAAACTCCGTCCTAACAAATATGCTCAGTATGCCATTGTGGATATGAGTAAAGCCTCAAAGATACCTGAGTATTACGAGAAGAAGGTTTTGGCAGACAACTGGAGGCGATTCTATAACAGGGCAGTTCATAACGAATTGAATGATGTGCGCAAGAAGGCTTGGGGTAATTACAAACTCTTTGACCTTGATCGTCCATTTGCGGACCAAGTGAACGAAGTAAAGGGCAATGTACCTGACGAGTTCGATGCTCCTGATGCAGCGACAAACAAAGATAATATCAAAGGCTTGGATAGACAGGTAAGTTCTGTGGCAGAACCTCATTACTCGTTGAAGGATGAGAAGACTCTTGCAGGAGTTCATAACATTACAGAGGAGAAGCTGAGAAAGGCTTTGAAACTGGGTGGCTTTGCCAATCCTTCTTTGGCTGTGATTGATACCAATAAGAGTGGTCACAACAACTTTGGAGAGATTTCCTTCATCGCTCCTTCTGTCCTTTTGGATAAACGTACTGGCAAGACTGCTGGTACATGGATAACTGATGCCTATACTCAGCGTTATCCTTCCGTAGAGCGAGAAATGAGTGAAAAGGGGTATCGGAAGTTTGAAGACTGGGTTGATAGCCTTGATTACCCAAGTGGAGTTAAGGCTGAGATTGAGAGACAGGCAAAGGATGCCCTAAGTGACAATAATGCTCCTGCTTGGGAGTTGATGTACTTGAAGGAAAAGGGCATTGATATTAAAGCGTATGATTCTAATGTTGATTATCGCTGGAAAGAGATTATCAGTGACCATCCTACTGCTGAGGATATTCTGAATAGTATGAAGACTGACCCTGAACTGAATGAAAAGGTTACAAGTCTGGCTAAGCATGTCATCATTTACCCTACATGGGGAAAGGTTTCTTTGGAGGTTAGAAGAAAAATATATAAAGAGACTGGTGTTAAGAAAAGCCCTATAAGTCCAATAGTAAGACAACAGACTAAGGAAATATTTGAGCGTGACTATAAATCAACCTTGCTTAACAAGGACGGCAGTCCAAGGAAAAAAGATGTGAAGAAGGTTGTTGAGGATATTGTGAAGGAACACAACGATACCAAGAAGTATGACTTCTATCTATCTAAGGTGAAGGCAAGTAATTACGTCAATAAGAATGGTCTGTATGACGATTATATCAGATGGCAGGAGAAGAAACTGGATGAGTTCGGAACAAAGAACCGTATCTTCCGTGGTTACAAGCCTGATGGAACACGAAAGTATGTGCCTGAGACACTTGAAAATGTTTCAAAGGCTATGAGGGAAGAAGCTGGTGGGCAGACCAATGGAAGTGAATATACCTCGTTTGGTAGCTTTATCGCAAAGTTGGCAAGCCGTGTTGATTCTACTGACGAAATGCGTGCCAACAAGGATAAGTTATATTCTAACGAGGATAAGGAAGAATTTTACGAGAAATGGAGTGAGGTTTATTATGACCTTGCCAAGTATTTGTATAATGATGTGTTCTATGGCGAGCAGAGACTTCACGATATTGTATTGCAGTCTGACCCTAAGAAGTATGCCAAGAAAGAGTATGGTATTACCCTTAGTCCTACCTTCATAAAGAAACTGGATGCCTTGAAGAATGCAGTACAGGCAGAGTTGAAGAGTGCATACTTTGAGACCAAGTATAACAGACCTCTCCGTCTCAACGAGTTTGCTGCTGCCGTGGTTCCTGATAACTTGGGCGAAGATGTGCGCAAGGGTATAGAGGATGCTGGCTTACCAATGTATGACTACGACCCGAAGAAGGAAGGAGACCGCAACCGTGCCTTCAGCGAAGCTATCAATAGCAGCGACAATATCCGATTCTCTCTGAAAGAAGAAAAGGAGAAGATTGTTGCTGATGCTAAGGCAAACGGAACCTATATGACTGCTCCTAATGGTGAGAAGACCAAACTTGATGCAGAACAATGGGCAACCGTCCGTACTACCAACTTCAAGAACTGGTTCGGTGATTGGGAGAATGATCCTGAAAATGCCTCCAAGGTGGTGGATGAGAATGGCGAACCTATGGTGATGTACCATTATACGGACGAGAACTTTACTATATTTGGGAAAGATAAAGAAGTCGGCAAAAATACATTTGGCAATGCCACTAATGCGAGTTATGCTGCAACAACAACTGTCGGTCATTGGTTTACATCAAACAAACAACAACCTGAATATATGGGTAAACCTATGGAGTGTTTCCTAAATATAGTAGAACCATTCGATGGCTACACTTTGGAAGGTCTTGCTGATTATTTGAACAATTATATGAGCGAAGAAGATTTCAATTATTACGAGGAAGATTATGAAAATGTTGCTCCAATAATTGAGGCTGGAAATAATTTTAGAGAAGAGAAGATAAAGGATGGATATGATGGTGTTGTTATAGATGACGAGGAGTTTGGCGGTACCTCTTATGTAGCATTTAATGCCAACCAAATCAAGTCTGCCGAGAATAACAATGGCGATTTCTCTGCCGACAACAATGATATCCGATTCTCCTTGCGCTATGACCAGTTTGAGCATGACCTGAACCAGTGGAAGAAGGATAATAATCTGCCAAAGGATGCCCAGCGGCCAACTATCCCACAACGCAACGCTGGCGAGAGTGCCGTTGACTTCCTGAGAAGAGTGGACGAGTACCGCAAGCAGATGGCTCTGTGGAAGACTGCTCCAACCTACGAGCAGCATCTTCTGAGTGATGATACTGCCCTTGGAGAGTTCAACCGAGAGTTGCAGCGTGGTTCTGTACTCAAGCGCATTGCCTTCCAAGACAGTATGCTGGCTATCCGTAAGGCTCAGGAAGCTATCATGAAGGAAGTGGGTGTTGACCGCCTGAACATGGCTGAGGATGCCTATACTGCCGAGAACCGAAGTCATGGCAAGGGCAAAAACGAGTTTGAGGAGTACAACAATGAGTTCTTGCAGCCACTCAGAAAGACTTATCATCAGATGAAGAAGGTGCTGGGCGATAGCTATGACAATGTGCGCCTCTACATGATGGCTAAGCATGGCTTGGAGCGTAATGCCCAGATGGCTTTCAAGGAGTCTTTGGAAGCTGACTATGAGGACGTGGCACAGAGGAGTGCTGCATACAAGGCTTATAAGGGAGATATAAGTCGGATGGGTAATGATAGTGGCTTTGAGCTTGGCCTCATAGATTATGCCACTTGGGTCCGAGAAGACAACGCAATCAAAATGAAATACTCTCCGTCCTACATGCAATATCGTTATGATAAAATGGGTATTACTTTCGACTATTCTGGTCTGTCGGCTCTCTTCGATGGCTCAGACTTTGAGGAAGCTGCACATAAGTTGGTAAGGGATATTGAGAGTAAGCATATAGTTGAGACAAGAGAACTTTGGGATGCAACGAATGCGGCAACTAAGAAAATTCTTCGTGATGGCTATAAGGCTGGTATGATGAGCAAAGACACTTATCAGTATGTGCGAGACATGTATAGCCATTATATTCCTCTCCGTGGCTGGGATGGTACTACTGCCGACCAAGTATGGGACTATATTGGTGGTGGCAAGGGTGCGTTCAATCAGACCTTGAAGACGGCACATGGACGTACCTCTATCGCTGATGATCCTATCGCCTACATCGAGAATATGGCAGAAAGTGGAATCCTGCTGAACAACAAGAACTGGGTGAAACAACACCTGATGCTCTTGGCTCAGAATCATCCAACCTCCCTGCTGACCCTGAGCAAGGCTTGGTACGTGAAGAGTGCGGATGCCAACGGCAACGAGGAGTGGGTTCCTGCTACACCTCAGATTACTTCTCAGATGAATAGCAATCAGGTGAAGGCTGCTATCGATGCTTTCGAGCAGAAGATGGAACAGATGGAGCAGACTGGCGATGCTACCCAGAAGCGAGACGGACTTAACATTGCTTATCCTCAGACTCACAGCGAGGAGAGAGAACATGAGGTAAGAGTGATGAAGGATGGCGAGGAGTACGTTATCTATGTGAATGGTGATCCTCAGTTGGCCCAGGCGATGAACAATACCAGAGCGCACCGAGTAAGAGAGATTCAGAGTGGAAAACTGGATAGGGCTGCTGCTTGGCTGGGAAGAAAGATGGCTGCCGTCTATACCAGTCTTTCGCCTCTATTCATCCCTTCCAACTACTTCCGAGACCTGACCATGACGCTGGCATCTACCGCTATCCGTGAGGATGCTAAGTACAACTATCTGCTCAGAAAAAATCTTGCTACCTCTTGGAATCTTGGTTTTATGCTGAGAGACTATCAGAACGGCAAGTTGAGAGATAAGGTAAACAACGGAAATGCTACACCAAAGCAACAGATGTTCTATGACTTCATGATGAATGGTGGCGAGACTGGCTTTGTATCTTCGCTTGACGTGGATGACTTGAAGAAGAAGTTCAAGAATGACTTGAAGGATTTGGATAGATGGAAGGCGAACCCAGTAAAGGTAGGGCACACCATCATGGATGGCATTGAGTTCCTGAACAGAGCAATCGAGGATAGTAACCGATTTGCGGTTTACATGACCTCTATTCAATATGGACGTTCCATTGATGAGGCGGTGAATGATGCCAAGGACGTGACCCTGAACTTCAACCGCAAGGGTACTGGCGAATATGGCTGGCAGATGATTAGAAATCTTTATCTCTTCATCAACCCAGCGGTACAGAGTTTGCAGACCTTGGGTGCGCTTGCCAAGCATCATCCATTTAAGTTCACGGCTGTTACTGCATCATGGTTGACGAGTGGTGTGCTGGTTCCTATCGTTAACGCTGCCCTGATGAGTCTGTTGGGTGGTGATGATGATAAGGATAAGTACTGGCAGTTCACAAAGTGGGATAGACGAAACAACCTTATTATGTGGGTTCCGTTCACCCATGAGTATGTGAAGATTCCGCTTGCTCAGGAGTTCCGTGCCTTCTATGGAGTAGGCGATATGATTGCATCCAAGATGATGGGTGGCGAGTTGGCTGAGGAGAGTTGGTGGCAGTATGCAGAAGACTTGCTCGGTCAGGTGGTGGATATGCTTCCGCTCGACCCGACTGGATATGATGGCAATATTGCTGTCAGTCTGATGCCGAATGCTATTCGCCCAGTCTTTGAGTTAGCTTTCAATGTTGACTTTACTGGCAAGCCATTATTCAAGGACACAGAGTATAACAAGTATGACCCGAACTTTACCAAGGCATACGTGGGTACTCCTGATTGGTTGGTGAGAGTATCGAAGATGGTTAACTCAATCGGAAACGACTATCCTGATGTACAACAGAATAGTATTGATGCTTTCGGTAACCCAAGATACAATCTGAACAACCCTGGCGTGGTTGATCATGTATTGTCTTCCTATCTCGGTGGTGCTTACACCATGGGCAGTCAGGTGCTCGGTGTGCTTACCAAGTCACTCAACGACCCGAAGGAAATCAAGGTGGCTGATATTCCGTTATTCAGCAAGTTCGTCAGCAATCCTGATGACAGACCAGTCACTAAGAAACAGGGCGATGAGTTCTGGGATATGAAGGAGAACCACGACCGTGCTGCCAATACCCTGAGCAAGTTGAAGAAACAAGCTAAGGTGGATGGCGATTACTCTATGCTGGAGCGGTTCTATGGCTCTGAGGAGTACAAGCAGTATAAGCAGGATGATGTGAAGGTGAAGAAGTATGATGAAGATAAAAAGAAGGAACGTGCTGAGGTGAGTGGAGAGGAGTATAGACCTCACAAGTTGAATGCCGAGGATATATACAAGGCTCACGCTACTCCGAAAGATGATTTCGAGGACTTGAAGATGAAACAACTCTACACCAAGCTGAATGGGTTTAAGTCTACCTACGACCTCTTGGTTGATACGGCTCCCAGTCAGATCGATGGCTACTACAACACCAACAAGTCTGCTATTGATGCCATTGACGAGATTTCACTTGATAAGCAGGAGATTTCCGAGTTGAAGAAAGGTTTCTTGGATGATGGCAAGGATGCCTACAACGCTGAGGACATGAAACGGATTCGTGAACTGAGAAAGAATATTCTTGCCGTACTGGAGAAAGCCAACAAGGTAGTTGTGGCCAATCAGAAGGCGAAGGCTAAGAAAAAATAAATATGGCTATCCCCTGAAAGTATAAGACTTTCGGGGGATATTTGCTTTCAATCTGAAACTTTTTATCCCTTTAATTTGAATAAAATCTACAATCTGTAAGTATTTACAGAGTTTAATATTTAAAATATTATATTAATATGAATATCTCGTAGTTTTTTATTAGATTTGCCAAATCTAAGGACAATACAACCAAGGATTTTCAATCCTATAAACAAAAATGCTTATGAATCAAGAAGAAGATGAAGACCGACGGGTCAGAGAATTGGCGGGAGAGATAGTTAAACTCATCCCTGATCGCAGAAAAATAAAAACAGATTTACTTTATTTCAAGTATGCACCCATCTTGGTCATGCTTATCAGATGGTATGGTGTATTTCAATTCTATGACAACGATATGGAGATTACACTATGGTACGAAGAGAATGAGGAACCCGTCTGGTTCTTCTACTTTATTACTTACATTCTTTATCCGATTTCGCTTTGGAAAGGCCAAGTATTACACAGATTGTGTGTAGAATGGCGAATACCTATCCTGTATATAGCAGGGGTCAACGTGATACATGTCATGTTCGGATCTGTTGTTGTCACAAACAAGATGTATAGCTGTGATATGTTCTTGATTACACTTATTTTAATTCTATATGCTTATGTCGCAATTAGTAAATTACAGAATCATAGAGGCAGGACTTCGCACTCTTGCAGATAAAGCACACGAGTCGGCGGTGGCGCAAGAAGAAGGGAAGCCCATACCTTGTGGTCTGTCGGAAGGAGACTTGGAGTTGGTAGCACTCCTTACCGCTATGATGAATGATACGCAAGCCAATAAGGGCTGGTGTGCCCACGAAATGGGTAAATCTATCTCGTCATTTGAGAAGTATGTTCACGATGGCAAGATACCAGAAGGCATCCATGACCAGTTTGGGCATGAAAAGAAGTGGAACAAATCCCTTATCAGATTCTTTGCCAACAAGAAGGCTTTCTTCCGTAAGCAAGCAAAGAAGTATGGTATCAATATTTAAGAACAACTAAACCAAATATAGGAGGGACTGTTTAGTTTCTCCTATACTCTTACGACCTTTTCCGTAATCGCAAATCGTTACTATTCAAACACTTAAACAACCTTTTACGAGTTTATCAACACCCATTCATATTATTCGTATCTTTGTGTCCGTAACGTTACAGAGTGAGTATCATTTTATGTTTAACAAAAGATTTCAGGATAATATGGAAAGTAAAACGTATGTATTCGGAAACGAAGGCTCAACATCTAACAATGGAATGCTTGGTCTTCTTGCACCTCTGCTACAGAAGCAGGGTGTTGACCCAAATGTCCTTCTTGCCATGAAGGGTAACAACGGAATGTGCGGCGAAGGCGGCTGGTTCATGTGGGTAATATTCCTTTTCTTCCTCATGGGTTGGGGAGGTAACGGCTGGGGTGGTTTCGGCAATAATGGTCGTGGTGGTCTTGCTAACGAGATTAACAATGACTATGGTCGTAGTCTCCTGATGGATGCCATCGGTGGCAACCGCAATGCACTCAGCAACCTTGCTACTCAGTTGAACTGTACCGAAGGTCAGATTCAGAGTGCCATCTCTGCTTTGACTTCTCAGGTCCAGAGTGTAGGTAATCAGGTAGGTATGAGCGGTATGCAGACCATCAACGCTTTGCAGCAGGGTAATATGCAGATTGCTCAACAGATTGCTAACTGCTGCTGCGAGAACCGCTTGGCTATCTGCCAGCAGACTGGAACCTTGCAGAATGCCATCAACAATGTAGCTAATGGTCAGGAGCGTGCAGCTTCCTCTCTCGCTTATGCTACTCAGCAGCAGACTTGCGACTTGCATAACGCTATCAAGGAAAGCACTCAGACCATCGTTGACGGACAGAAGCAAGCCGAGTTCAGAGAAATGCAGAACAAGATTGATGCACTCCGTGAGGAGAACAGCACCTTCAAGTCTTCTGCAATGACTTCTCAGATTATCGGTCAATCACTTGCGCCTGTAAATGCTGCTTTGGCTGGTTTGCAGAGTGAAGTCAACGCAATCAAATGCGCCCAGCCGAATACTGTGACAGTACCATATCAGCCATTCCAGGCCATTCCTAACTGCGTGGCTTATCAGGCAGGTCTGTACGGACTGAATGCTGCCAACAACGCAGGATTCTGGGGTTAAAAGGAAAGGAGGCTGCTATGTTATGGTTAAGACCTTACACATGGGTGAATCGTAACGGTTCGGCAGCTATCGCTTCTACGGGCGTGGTGGTAAATACTGCTGATGTGGTGTTCACCTTCAAAAACCACGCCTTCGTGAATGCCAACTACAGAGGAACGATTTTCGTAAATCTGAAGCAGGCTATTCCGACAGGAACGACTGGTACGCTGCCTATCCTTTTCGAGACCAACGGAGCAACACAGGCTGTGACCAAGTATAATGGCGCACCATTGACGGTTGCAGACGTGCCTGGGACTGGAGTATTTCAGCTCTGGTTTGAGAGAGATACTAACACCCTACAGATGATGTCGGGTATTGTTTAACAAGAATAGATAATAGGAGATTACATTATGTTTCAAGGTTTAAGAACTAATTCCTTATTTTATGTTCTCGACAAGGGTGAGAATCCTAACTTGCGAATCGGTCAGGTGGTTTCAGTCAGCAACCCTCAGACAAAATATCCATCCTTCAACAACGGCTTCACACCTCAGCCTATGGAAACTGTGGTTGACGTGAAGGTGAAGCTGGGTGACGAGGAAGTGGATTTCAAGCAACTGCCTGCTAACGGACAGATAGCCAACGACAAGAACCTTGTGGTTAGTGACAATAGGGATGCCATGAGTGCCGAGGTTGATGCCATGCTGAGGCAGTCCAAGGCGATACTGGAGAGCGTAGATTACAACAAGAGGGTAGTAGAATCTTGTGAGGGAATGCTACAGCAACTCAACCCCCAGATAGCCAAGGAGAAGGAACAGACAGAGAAAATCAACAAGCTGGAAGGTAAGGTTTCAGGCATTGAGGGCAAGATTGACAAGATGATGGGATGGCTCCAGCAGACCATGAGCAAGTAATCTCCTACCTATCTATTCACTTTAATATCTTATAGCTATGGTAATGATTGAGATTACAGAAGATAAGTTCGATGATTTGTACGAAAACATCGAGTCTATGCTTGGTTTTGGCAGCAAGGCTATGTCTTGTCTGAAAAATATGAAGCAGGAGCGTATGGGTGAACGTATGCCTGATTATCGTGACGATTGGAGAAGAGAGCGTGGGGAACGTGAAGAGCGTGAGAACAGACGTAGATTCAACAACGTCAACGATGATTGGAACTACCCGAACCGCTATGGCGAAAGAGGTGGTGGCGGCTACAATGGTGGCGGTCGCTAATGTTTAACTTGGGAGTTTTGGTATAGGCATTTATGTCGGAACCAGACTCCCTTTAATATTCAGCAATATGGGAAAATGCAGAATGCCATTGGATATGTATGACCTCAAACCTGAGGCAATGGTTGCCTATCTCAGATACAATGGCTATCATTTCAGTAAGAAGATGTGCGAGTGGGCGGTTGGTCAGATGTATAAGTATGATCCTTCCTCCAAGCGTGATGTAAGTATCTCTTTTTGGGATAAGGAGAAGGTGGATGCCTTGCTGCTTGGTCAGGGTATAGAGGTAAAGAATAAGGCTGGCTACGACCATGTATATGTGGCGAATATGGCGAGGGCAGACTTCTATAAGTCTTCCATCAAGGACGAGGAGCAGTTAGCCCAGTTTATCAAGGATATGGTGGATGATGCTGACCAGAAGGATGGTTTCATCTTCAACAGATTCTATGCCGACTGTTGCCACAATGGTGTGCCTATTCCTTGGGAAGATGTGCTATGATCAGGAGAGTAATACGACTTCCGAAGTACGAATGGAGCATAGTATGTTTCATAGGTTATCAGTCACCTGATGCCGATGAGATATGCCATGCTCTTTCTGATATAGGCTGCAACGGAAATCCGCTATCAGAGGCCTATGAGCATCTAATAAAGGAGAGTACGGATAGAGGTCTTACCTATTCCAATCTATCAGGAAGAAGGAGTGTTCTTGCCATAGGAGAATGTAAATCTGATGGCAGTATTATTAATACTATTGGGCATGAGCTTCTTCATGTGGCAGCACATATCTGCGAGCAGGACGGAATAGATATGATGAGCGAGGAGCCATGTTATATCATGGGTAGTCTTTGCGAGCGGTTCTTCCAGGCAGTGCAACAATAAAAAAAAGATAGGTAAAATTTAATCTACCTATCTTTTTATCTGTAAAGCTATTTATTATTATTACCACAACAAAGTATGAATAACAGAACCTACTATTATCACGAAAGAGTATCTGATAATATCTTCCCATTCAAACTTTGCCAAGTGATAGTGTTTGTACTGGTAATATTCCCTTACTACCATGATAGGCAATGTAAGCAGACCTATCAATATACTGACAAGCAGCCAACAAGTAAGGCCAATCCAGTCTCGCTTGTTTAATTTTAACACATTCTTCATAACGCACATACCCAATAAGTAATATATACGTCAAGAAATCCTGCCACCTCTGCCATATACCAGACAGGATTGCACTCGCCATCATCGTCTGAATTACTAACAAGCAGCAGATAGATAAATGCAAGAATCGCTGTTGGAACCCAGCACACCGACAGACACCAGCCTACGCATCCAGCCGCAGCTACAAGTGCGCCTCCTTTGTGAATAGGGTAGTCATCAGCATCAAGATAGTTTGGTGCAGCACCTACAAACATTAACCCCACACAGCCTATAAAGGCAAGGAACTGAACACCCTTATCTGTGTCGAGCATACACACCATCATCAGTACCGCACACGTAACCATAACGGCTGTGAATACCCAGCCATAATTTTGCTTGCGCTTGTCTCCGATGATTTCACTTCCAGTACAGTTCTGTAACTGGTAATACACGTCACTTACCATCGCTGGAACACCAAAGCGCATGGCTGCGAGAAGCAGAAACCCTCCAAGTAAGAGGAAAGAAATAACACTCAGTATATACATAGTCTTTTTATTTTAATTGTGTTAAACGTCAATATCATTTTGTTGACATCGGCAATATGATCCTACACAGTCATCTCAAGCATCTTCGGGTAGCCTGCCTTGTAGTCGTAGGCTTCCACCTCCCCGATAGTCTTCAGTTCGCCCACCGCTGCCTTATGGCTTGCGGTCACGTTAAAGCACTCCAGGGCATACATCTCGAGCGCAGAGAGCAACTGGATGGCCTTGTCGCAATCCACCACCAGTTTGATACCTTTAAGCCACAGTGTTGTCGTTTCCTGACCTGCTGCCTTGGCAATGGTGGTGGAGTTCATCAATCCTACGCGTGTTGCCTTGTCGAGCCAAACCAGCAGTCCATTCAACACAAAGCCGTTAACCTTATCTGAGGTATCGTAGGCTGCTATCTCTGCTATCTTTTCCGTCTTAGCTTCTTCGAGTTTTAAGGCGTCCAGCTTTGCAGAGAATTGAGTAAATGCAGCCCTTACTTTGGCTTCATCAAACGTAGCTTTCGGCAGAGTACATTCGTAGCACTCATAGGTATTCTGCTCACTATTAAACGTAGTACCTATATGATAGACAATAATATTACCTAAGTTATATTGTTGTTTATATTGACCTTCTGGAATAGAAGTCTTTATAAAATTTATTTTTTGCATAATATCAATTTTTATATAAAGAGATTAACAAGCGAAAACTGGCAGCACCATGTGGCCGAACAACTTGTTGTTGCTGACCGCATTACTACTGAAGAACCAAGCGTCCGTAGCATTGCTCTGCGAAGAAGTCCACCTGTATATTTTCATTACGAAGTTGTAGTAGTCTGTCGCAACCGTCTCACCATACAGGGTTTCCAACACCTGTTTGATGATACCGATATTGGCTACGTGTACGTATTCCTGACCAACCGACATGACAAATCCGTGCAAATCCTCACCGCCAAGGTTTAATATCTGACCATAGGCATAATCAAAGGCTGGCACAGATAAACTTCGCTCCTGAGCCTCCTGTCTGATAAGGTATGATGATGACTCTCCGTTATAGTAATTCGCATCTTTTACATTATTACCATTTAGCGCAATAGAATTGAACTGCAAGTTCTGCGTACACCACGACGAACTTATCAGTTTTGACACATTCTTAATATCGCTTGTGCGAATACAGAAAGTACCATGATTGATAGAAAGCGAAGCGTCTGCCACCTTGATAGCCACTGCATCATCAGCGTTTCTTCCTGCGGCCACCCAGTCTTCGATGTAATATTCATTTTTGTTTGCATCAACGACAAAGATACCCGCCTTGAACTGATAAAACCTATAGTCGATAAGCCTTTGAGAAACACTCGCTGTATAGGTTCTCGAGTTCTTGTTGAAGCTAACATTGTAGCCATCTTTATCTTCCACCTTTACGGTGTATTCCTTTCCAAAAGGTACAAACGCTACTACCTGTCCGTTGCTGTCTGTGTTTACCACGCTATCCTTTCCGTCATAGGTAATCGTCACAGGCATACCTTCCCAAGCCGCACACTCATTATCGTTGCCACATTTCTGCACATTCACGACAACCTTTTCAGATGTGTCTTCATTGTAAGGCACGTATTCAGCATTGATAGACCTACTACCCAATACCGCTGTATAGCCAACAGGAGCGATAGGTTGAGCATTGCCGTATTCAGGGAATACAACCTGATAGTAGTTACCTCGGTTGATGGTGAATGTAACTTTACCCTCTGCGTTGGTGGTATAAGTCTGTGGCGTTTTTCCGTTGTTCAAGAATACATTAATCTTGATACCAGCCACCTTGATAGAATCAACCGAAGAGGCAATAGTGACAGTCACCTCCTCATCGGTATTGATAACATCTACCGATTTGGTTTCTCCGTGCCTGTTTGTCACAGAGATGGTAGAGCCTTGTATGGTCACATTACAGGTCTCTGCGCCTGCTGTTGCAGTCTCTGCTGCTTTGATGGCTTTATTTGTATTATCGGCAGCAGTATTAGCAGCGGTGATAGATGTAGTAAGGGCATTGAGGTCTATCTTGTCAAGTTTTGCTTTGTCTTCTCCCGACATAAAGCCAGGGCCACCTGGTGATTGATGGGCTGTGCCGTAATAAGGGCCAGAAGCTAATGGAATGCTAATTATTTTCCGTTTGCCATCTGCAAACTCAAATAGCAGATTATTAAGAATCGTGTTAGAAGTCCAGCTACCATCTACATCCATATCAGTAAAACGAATGTCAGAAATTGTCTCACTTTTTTTAGAGTAATCCTTTAAATCTACACTCGTGGTAAATTCTCCTAATTGTTCCCAATCAGTATCTTTGACATTTGTAATATCGCTACCAGTAAATATATACTCTTTATATATATTCTTATTAGTCTTTTCATCAACACCTCTTGGGACCAAAAATATATGCTTACTTTGTTTTTCTGTCAGCTGCGTAGGAAGTTCAAGAGCTATTTCGTGTATATCAGTATCAACATTGCCTAACTGGGATAAAGGGACATTGCCATTTTCATCAAGAGAGGCAATACCATTCGCCACGCCCTTAGTATCAAGGACACTTGTCTTTGACTTGTCTATCTGTGTTTTGATACCCTGCAGGAGTCTCAAGACACTGTTTTTATCTAAATATTTTTCCATGTGCTAATATTTTTTATCCAAATACACTTGCGATACAACTATCAATATCAGAGTCTGTCATTGCTGTAATAACTTCGCTATTGTTGTTTAACAGGCCTAACACAGAGCGGTTATGAGTTTTAAATCCTACTGCGGTAATATCTAATGGAACTTCAAATGATCCACCATCAAAACCACCAAGAGAACGAGGGTATTGATCGTCATCTCCTCCACTTGTTTCCCATTTTTCTAACTTAATGTCATAGCCATCTTTATCAAAGGCTATAACAATAGGAAGAGCATTGATATTACGGATTTCCTTAACGCCTTTGATGTCATTGTTATTTAAACTCAGGTCGCTGCGCATAAAATTACTGCCATCTATCCTGAGATACTCATCTTTGAGTTTATCCCAAACAGCCTGTGCAATCTGCTCAATCTCTATCTTATCCGTGATATTCATCTTCCCATCAAGAGACTCTTTGATAGATTTACCAGTCTCTTCGTCCTTGATATACCTCGAATATGTCAGAGTCTCGTCTTTGCGTCCGCTAACAAGGATGCTGTTGTACTTTTTACTTTCTGCCATATTATTCTTTAAGTTTAATTTGATATTCATTATCATCACCAGCTACCAGTTCGTCTGACCAGTAGTAGTAGAGGTCCCCCAATTTAGTAGTATTCAAAGAAGCCTCAAAACCACATTGACTAAAGACAAGCGGCTGTCGGCTTGCGAACCAGATGTATGGTTTTTCTTCCGTTGTTGCGATGGTTAAAGTCTGTCCGACAAGTGTACCTTCGTACATTGTGAGGTCTGACATGTTTAACTCGCCCATATTCTTGGCTGCCGATGCGCCATAATAGCTTGCCTTTACAGTTCCGCTTGCCGTGATGGTAACATAACCCGATACGGCAGGAATGAACACCTTATGAGTAGTACTATTGTAATACTCGTAAGTAACATCTTTGCCATCCATAATAATCTTCACCTGACCGATGCTGAAACCTTCGATTGGTAGGAACTCAGCTTCCAACTTCTTACCGTTTTTGACAGTTCCGTTAATCACGAAGTTCTCCTGATTTTCCACCATTTGAGTTTCGTCATTGATGGTGTAGTTGAACTTGGCGTTATCAACGATGAACGACACTGGGCAAGTTGACTGATTGCTGGTAACGATGTAGTAGCGAAGATTGAATAAGCCAGTATGCTCGCCTTCGGTAACACCGATAGGAACATTACTCATCGAGTTGTGCTCAACGATTCTCAGAAGGTTGCGCTCAATGCTGACCATTTCGCTACCATCATACTTCCATGACACCCTGACGTTGTAATTACCGCAATCAAGAGAAGAAGGAATGTCGCATATCAGTACGTTGCCTTGGATTCCTGCCACTTGTACTGGAACGGAAATTGCATCACAGCAAAAGCCCGACAATTCAACCCTGATGTCGGTAGCCAGACTCATATCGAAGTCAACGAGTCGCTGGAACTCTTTCGATACGTCCATCTTCCGCACCAAGATGTGCAGTTTAAAACTATTACCTTTAACTATTTTATAAATCATATACGTATATTATTAATATATAAGCAAAGATAGGCAGAATTTAATCTACCTATCTCTTATCCGTTAACCTTACTAAATCAAGCCTTTCCATCTGAGGAACTTGCGCTTACGGCTCTCCTTACCCTTCTTGCTCTTGCAGTTGGTATGGTAGACACAATCCCTGAACAGGTCTCTGACCTTCATGTCGTTGTCAACCAGTTTTGTTCTTTTGAACGTCTCGAAGAGAGAGCGGTTCATGATCATCAGATTGCCCTTCTGCGTAGGAAGAACATAGAAGATTTCGCCATTGTTCTTCTTGGATGCGTAGTCAGCCTTAGCCGTAGCTTGGCGGTACATGATTTCGCACTTGATGCGCTTGAAAATCTTTGTTACTTTCATAATCGTAATTATTAATTGTTAGAAACTATATGATGGTTGCTGCCGAAACAGAAACCTTCCTTGTCATTACTCTTGCCTTATACTCTATCATCTTAGGCATTTCCATTTCATTGAAACAGATGTGTAGTCCGATGGCCCTCGTCATGAGTAAATCATCGTGCTTACCGTCTGCCGCCTCATACACCGTTCCGTTCTTCTCGTAGGTGAGATATTCATCCAGGCATCTATCGTCACGCTCCACATAGAGTTGTTCACGGATAACCTGAACCAATACTGAGATAACCATAGGCTTTGTTGCCACGTTGGTGTGGAATCCATACTTCACTGGGACCTTATTCTTGATGTCCGATTCACTCTGCTTGCGAGCATAGAGGTTGTCATATACACCCTTAATTTGATTCAGGATGAACTCAGACTGGTCACCACCTTCCAAGATATGTTCCTTGTCTTTCGTCTCCAAGGTGTTGGACTCAATGACCAAAAGAGCATCATTGTAGTATTTGGCTATCTGAGCAGCCTTCCACGCCAGCAAGTCCATATCAATGTGGCCATACCATTGTGCTACCACATACGGCTTGCCACCCTCCATCATCCAATAGCGGTCGAAGACACAGATAACAGACCAGTCGGCATTCTTGCTACGTCCACCAATATCCACTACGACCAGATAGCGGTTGATTACCTTACAATCGTCAAAGGTCTCGGGCTTGCTCCATATCCACAACTGACCCTGCTTGTCTTCACAGAATCGGATATTCTGCATACACTTCTTACCCTTATAACCGTCACCATAAACATCGCCGATGAACTTAGGCGCACGGCATCCCTTGCGGAACTTGTCAACCTTATCTTCGGCAAACACCTTGGCTCCTGAATGCTTGAAAGCCTCAATATCATCAGTAGGATAGCCAGCAGCCATATCCGCATGGTCGGTGAACTTCTTGCGCTCGGCAATATACCAGTTGATGGCTTCGAGTGGAGCACCAAGATTCCATAGTTTCCAAAGATACGTGCCAGGCTCTTCTCGGTCGGACATCGTGTTGGTATTATTGCGGTTTTCGTATAGCCATTTGGCAAACTCCGTCTTCTGTTTCTTGCTCTCAAATTCAAGATGATACATATCGTATATCTCGTACCAAGGAACAAAGAAAGGTTCAAACTGAGACTCACCCTTGACCGCAGCAAGCCATTCCTTGTGGAAGAAGTTGCCAGTACCATTGGCGGTGGATTCGTAGGCAATCATCGTGTATGGTCGGTATAAGATACCATTGGTAGCATTCTGTACCACCTCCTCAGGAGACTTACCATCTGTCTTTTTCCACAAGCCCACCTCGGAAAGGTGAACCAAGTTGTAGTCTTCACCATTTGCTGATAGCGGTCGTTCCATGGAACCCACCTTAATCTTGCAGAATCGCTGAGGAACCTTCTTGACATTACCCGATGTTCCGACACCCACAAACTTCGGCTCGTTCTCAGAGAATGCCTCACCCATATCGTAGAGGAACTTGGTGGGGAAGTTTTTCAGAGCTTCCTCGAACATACCTCGGATGGTCTCTGCCGTGTCCTTGACCTGAGCCACGATGAGCGAGTTGAGACCCTTCTGCCACATGAGTTGCAGCCAGAGGAAGTACATCTGGATAACCGTAGAGCCACCCCATTGTCGGGCTTTCAGCAAGATGAGACGGATAGGGCGATTCTTCTTTCTTCGCTCCTCCAACCACCTGAGCAATCTTCGCTGCGGTCTTCTGAGTACAAAACGGAAGGGGAGACCTCCACCTTTCGGTTTGATATAGATAAATGTGGCAAAGAAGAAGAAAGGATCATGTTTCATCCTGATGCGAGTAAACTGCTCCACCAGTTGCTCCATTTCTTCCTCTATGTTGTATGGCTCGTCTATATCCTTGTGTAGTTCCTCAATTACCGCCTTGCAGCTACCGAACTCGATGAGCATCTTAACGAGCGGAATCTTCTTCATCGAGACAGGAAGCTGCTGGCTTTGAATCGGGAAGTCAGGAAGGAAAAGTAGGAATCGCTTATCTCCACACCCTTCACCCTTGATAGGATTGAATGGTGTGTTGATTTTCTTTATTCGTTTCTCATTCTCTTGCAGGATGCCCAATACGTGTTTACTGGGTGCATCTGTCAGTTTTACTTGTCTTGGCATAGCGGTGCATTAAGATAACCCCACAACAGACCAAGTACATAGCAATAGATGTGGACTCCAACTGCCATGCAAGGGAAGAAGATTCCAACACAGATATATAGGAGAATGGTGAGATTGTATCTTACCTTATTCTCCACATAGGGTGCGATAAAGCCCATATAAGCATAGATAAAACCGCTGAGACCGATGATTGGTGCGGATGATGCAAAAGGATAGCTTACGGCTATGAGATAGAATGCAATCATGTGGCCGATGCCGCAAGGGACGGCTCGGTAACATTGGTGGAAGACGTAAAGGTTGACTGCTGCATGAAAGATGTTCTGATGGTAGAAAGGGTAGCTTAGTCGGTTCTGAATAGAGCAACCCTCAAAGAGACCCATGCCTTCATATCCTATGAGCGTGATACATGATACTATAATGTACCCTGTATAAAGTACGATTTTCTCTGGCGAAGTTCGTAGCATCTCTTCTTCTCCTCCTTCCTCACCCGATGAAGTATGACGTGCATAGATTTAGGAGTGAGATAGAAACTCGGTGCTTCCTGATTACACACATGCCATATTACATCCATCTTTGTGAGAGAAGGATGCTCCTTTGAATAAATCTTGTATCTCCTAAAAATCTCCTGAAACATCTCTCTTTTCTGAGAGTTCATATTGCTGATGGACTTGCCGTTGAGCATATTGAGAATAACGTTGTATGCCCGATCTACCGAAACCCAAAAGCGTTTGCTTGGAGATTGCAACAGTCTTCGCTCAATCTCCAAGAGGCCGATATTGTCTCTTACCGATATAACTTTCTTGTAAGCCCTCAATATGTCAGCATCACGTTCCTTAGTAAAGTCACATCGTGAGCCTTTATGTTTCATGTACTTATGTGGCAAAGATACAAAAATGTATTGAAATAACCAAATTAATCGGATACGATTAAGTATAGTTAACGGATAAGATTAATAATAAGTTGAAAAGCGTTACTTTTGGACGTTGATTTATAAATTTATACATATATATATGGACGAAAATACAAATACAGAGCAGAATGCTGGTGCTGCAAAACAGCAAGACACCAAGACCAAGAGAGACTTGGCTTTGGAGCGATTGAAGACCCGACACCCTGATACGGAGTATGCGGATGATGAAGCTATGTATGGCGCTATCAATGATGATTATGATGCCGACCAGAAGGCCTTGCAGGGTTACAAGGATAACGAGAAGGCGATGGGCGAGTGGCTTGGCAGCGACCCCGAGGCAGCCGCCTTCCTTCAAGCGATGAAGGCAGGCAAGAGTCCTTACGCAGAGTTGATTCGCACGCATGGCGAGGATGCCATAGACTACTATTCAGACCCTGACAATGCGGATGAGATTGCAGCGGCTCAGTCGGAGTTCCTGAAGAATGCCGCCAACGGCAAGAAGTTGCAGGAGGAGTACGACAAGAATATGCCATCCAGCTACGAAGTCTTCGACAAACTGGAAGAGAAGTATGGTGAGGAAGCGGTAAACGAAGCCATCGACCAGTGTTTCCAGACTATGCGCAATGTGGTGACAGGCAAGTTTACAGAGGAAATGATTACCGCATTCATCAAGGCAAAGAACCATGATACCGATGTGGCCGATGCCGCTCACGAAGGAGAGGTTCGTGGCAAGAACAGCAAGCACGTCAAGAACCTTGAACTGAGAAAGAAGGGCGATGGCACTGCCGAACTTGATTCCGCCAATGCAGAGACCAAACCAACGGATAACCAGCCAGACCTTGGTGCGCTTGGCAGGGTATCACGCAGAGGAAACATCTGGGATCGTGGTCACGAGAAAAGAACACGTATTCGATAATGTGATAAGACAAAAAGACAATTTATATGTTTAATTAATATTCAGAATAACAATGAAGAAAAGTACATTTAATCGGCTGCTTTCCATTTTTCTGATGGTAATGGCGGTTATTTTTGGTGTGAATGGTCAGGTTATCATGGCTGAGGCGGCTCTGCCTGATGGCGGTACTACCGAAAGTGGACATGCCGCTGAGGCTGGCGGTGCTACTGCTGCCGATGAAGCTGGCAATGGCGGTGCGGCTCGTCAGGATGACGGTATAGCTACAGAAGGCAAAGGTCGAGAACACTACAACGAAAAAGGCACGGAGTTCTACGAGAACGACATCAACGACAAGATTACCAAGATTCGTCCGATGGCCACTCCTGTGGACCAGATTTCACGTTATGCGACAACCAAGTCTGCCAGTTCGTTTGTAGTAGAATACTGGAGTATCGGTACACGTCCTATCAAGACCACCGTCAAGGAAACAACCGTAGAGAGTACAGGCACCTCTATGGTGTTGAAGGTTGAGGACCCCGAAATGTTCACGCTGGATGATACCATCCGAGTGGTAGGAGTCAAGGCGATTACCAACTACAAGAATCAGGCTTACGCAGACATTACAGATGAACCAACTCCAGATTTGGAACTCTGTGTGTGCGGTAAGGATAATGAGGGTTATCCTATCGTATATGCAGTAAATGGTAAATTGGTTAGTAAGCAGCCTATTGGTATTCCAGCCTTGCAGAAGGGACAGAAACTCATCCGTATGGCGAAGAGTTGCGGTGAGTTGGACGTACAGACAGGTCGATTCAACAACCTTCCTGCTTCTGAGATTCAGTACTGCCAGAACTTCATGATTCAGATTGAGGAGAGTACCTTCAATAAGATTGCCGCTAAGCGAGTGGACTGGGACTTCTCAGACATCGAAGAGGACAGCATCTACGATATGCGTCTTGCCATGGAGGGCACTTATCTCTTTGGCGATATGGGCTGTATCAAACATACCACCAAGAACAACTCTGCCCAGTGGTTTACCAAGGGTATCTGGTGGATGGCTGGCAAGGACATCGAGGTAGGCCATGTTGCTACAGCCGATGACATAAAGAAGGGCTACAACAAGAACGAGCGAGTGATTACCGACTTGGAATTGGTCGACATATCCAAGGACTTGTTTGTGGGCACAGGTATCGGCAACAAGCGCAAGGTGATTATCGCTGGTTCAGACTTCGTGAGCGCATTCAGTAAGATTGATTCTGACAAGTTCCGCTTGAAGGACACCGTAGAGGTTTGGGACTTGAAGTTCAAGAGTTGGGAGACCGACTTCGGTGAGGTGCTGATGATTCACTCAGAGTTGTTCGACCTCTTTGATATGAGTGACTGCGGTTTCGCCCTTGACCCAGAGTTCCTGGTTAAGCGAGTACACTTGTCTTGGACTCGAAACGTACTCGACTTGAAGGCGGCTGGTATTCGCAACACCGATGCAGTAGTTATTCAGGAGGTTGCTTGTCTGTACTTGAAGTACCCTAAGGCTCATGCTCGTATGCGCCTTGCTGCCGTGTCTACCGCAGAAGGTACATCTGACACTGGCGAGAATAATGATGCCAATGTCTAAAAGCAAGTAGATTTACAGATAGTCATTAAATAGTGAGGGGTGTGGGCAACTTGCCCCATCCCTTTTTTAGTAACACATATATATAAGAAGGTATAATCATGTTTAAGAAATATCAAGCTGGTACAGATTTAGCATTTAGTGTCATGGTAGGCGATGAGAGAATGCGTATTATTTTCGAGGGCAAGACCATGGGCTGTAGTGTCTATATGACAAGAGACCCAAAGGTACAGAAGGCCATCGAGTCTCATTATTGGTACAAAGACAAATTCTTCTTGGTAGAGAGTGTTGACGAGAAGAAGGAAGCTGCGGAGGCTAAGAAGAAGGCCGCTGCCAAGGCAAAGAAGAAAGTGGCTGACGAGAAAAAGACCCACGTAGTTACAGACGTTGAGGATGCCAAGGACTATTTAGCTGAGGCCTTTGGAGTAAGCCGTTCAAAGATGAAGACCAAGGAAGACATCTTGGCCATCGCCAAGGAAAAGGGTGTTGAATTAGAAGGACTGGAGTAATGGTAGAATATGCTGTATCTGATTTAGTGAAAGAGGTAAAGGTGCTCTTGGATAGAAACCAAGAGTCTGCTGGCTTGCTGACTCCTGATGATACTGATACGCTCTCGCAAGCGGAACTTATTGAGAGTAAAATCGTAGATGCAGCAAGTATAATTCTTTCTGATGCTCCTGAAGATATGGTGGAAGGTACTGCGTGTACGAATGCAGTGACATGGGAGGATAGCAATGGTTATTATGTAGGTAAGATGATATTGCCTATTGATATGCTGAGAATCCTATCGGTAAAAGCGGAAGACTGGACACGTTCTGCAACAATCATATCTGAGAGCGATGATGCCTACAAGTATCAGAACTGTAAATATGGTGTCAGGGGAAACCCTGAGCGACCGATTGCGGCTATCGTACATACGACTAATGGCAAAAGTATTGAACTATACACAAGCAAGAAGCAGAATGCTACGTTGGCATTTATCTATGTACAAGTTCCATCTGTCACTACAGAAAAGAAAATCATGCTGCCTTCCATCTTGAAGGACTCCATCATATATATGGCTGGCTATCTTACTTGCATCAGTATTGGCGATACCGATACCGCAAGCGGATTCCTCGGAGTGGCCCGAAAACTGGCGCATATTGTTGAACCTACGACATCATAAATTATGGCAAAGAAGAAAGAAGAAACAAAACTGCTATCATTGAGCAGGGTGCTTGACAAAGAAGAACTGGACAGCGTGAAAGCATCCAAGAACCGATTTGACAAGCCATACGAGCGTGCCTTCTCTATCTTGCTGGAGGCCCAACGATACTATAACAACATGGATAACTTCCGAAAGCGAAGACTGAGAAACAAGCGATACTGCTATGGGGACCAGTGGGGCGATACCATTACGTTCAAAAACAAGTGTGGCTTCAAAAAACGTATCAAGGAGGAAGACTATATCCGTGAGCAGGGCAGTGAGCCACTAAAGAGCAACCTTATCAGAAGATTGGTGAAAAACGTATTAGGAGTATATCGCTCACAGAGCAAGGAGCCAACCTGTAACGCAAGAGATAAGGACGAGAGGCGATATGGCGAGACCATGAGCGTGGTGCTGCAATGTAACCGACAACTGAACCGAGAGACGGAACTGGATGCCCGAACCATGGAAGAGTTTCTGATAAGCGGTGCCGCTATCTATAAGAAAAAATACGGATGGCGAAGAGGTAGGTTGGATTGCTGGACGGACTACGTGAATCCGAACAATTTCTTCATAGACAACAATATGAGGGATTTCCGTGGTTGGGACGTAAGTTGCTTGGGTGAGGTACACGACATCGCCATCGGCAATGTGCTGAGAGAGTTTGCCAAATCTCCTGATGAGGCTCGTAAGTTGAAGGAGATTTACAGGCTGGCCGCTAACAGAGATTTCGTGATTGCGGACTGCACTCAGCGATTCGGAGAGTTCGACCCCAAGACTATCGACTTCATGAATCCTGCAAACCCTTCACTCTGCCGAGTGATTGAGGTTTGGCGCAAGGAGAGTAAACCGAGATACCGATGCCACGACTACAACAATGGCGATGATTTCAAGATTGATATTGAGGATAAGGCTGACATTGTAGATGCTGAGAATAGAGATAGATTGCGTAGAGGCCTGGCTGCTGGTATGATGGAAGAGGATATTCCTCTGATTGAAGCTGAGTGGTTCATGGATGACTACTGGCATTTCTATTACCTTTCCCCCTTCGGTGATATACTGAGAGAGGGCGAGACCCCTTATGCACACGGCGAGCATCCATACTGCTTTAAGTTCTATCCATTCATTGACGGAGAGATTCACAGCTTCGTGGAAGATGTGATTGACCAGCAGAGGTACGTGAACCGACTTATCACGATGTATGACTTCATTATGAGGGCGAGTGCCAAGGGCGTGCTGCTCTGTCCTGATGACTGTCTGCCTGACGATATGAGTTGGGATGATTTCTGCGATGAGTGGAGTAGGTTTAACGGAGTGGTGAGATACAAGCCAAACGCAAGCGGTCAGGTTCCTCAGCAAGTGGCCAACAACTCTACGAACATAGGCATCGGTGATTTGCTCAGCTATCAGTTGAAGTTCTTTGAGGATATATCAGGAGTGACAGGAGCGTTGCAAGGAAAACAAGGAGCATCAGGAACGAGCGGTTCGCTCTATGCCCAGCAGACACAGAACGCCACCATGTCGCTGCTTGATATATTGGAAAGTTTCAGTCAGTTTGTCATTGACGGTGCGTACAAGACAGTGAAGAACATGCAGCAATACTATGACGTGGCCCGCAACTTCAACATTGTAGGCAGGGCAGGACAGATTGTCCGCTACGATCCTAAGAAGATACGAGACGTGGAGTTTGACATCAATATCACGGAAAGTACGGCTACACCAGTATATAGACAGATGGCCAACGAGTTCCTTATGACCTTGTGGCAAAATCAGGCTATCACGCTGGAGCAGTTGTTGCAAGTAGGAGATTTCCCGTTTGGTGAGGAGCTATTGCAATCGGTAGCATCCAACCAGCAAGCCATTCAGAACGGCGAGACTCCACAAGGATTCTCTCCTCAGTTGCAAGCACAAGTGGCTCAGGTATCACAGAGCAATCCGAAGGCCCAGGCGATGCTACAGCAGATGATGAGCGGCCAGGGAGTGAGTCCTGACGGACAAACCCCACCGCTTGTAGCTTAATTCAGTTATTCATTAAATAGATAATAGTATGATAGCAGACAAACCAAGCGACAATGAGTGGTATGGCAACGGAAGCCCCGATACCAGCCAAGGCAGTCCCAATAACGGAATAGCTACGGAGACCAAAGGCAGGGAAGCTAAGCCCGAACTTTACGAGAACGATGTATTCGGCAAGGTGTCGAAACGCAAGAAAAACGACATCTGGGCGAGGGGCAAAGAGAAACGAACCAGATTTAAGGACGAATAAAGAAAGGAGGTGTTTTTTATCGTAACTGTATTTGTCTGACACTCAGATAGCTACAGAGATATTTACGAGTTTATGGTGCTGCGTTAAAGATATTCCTATCTTTGCAGCATCATAAACTTTTAAATTTTACAGGTATGAATTTCGTAGAGTTTGTCGAAAAGTATCAGCAGGATATGACTCCTGAACAGATGTTGAGTATAGCCAAGGCTATCGGTAAGTATCTCTCGTGCAAGTTGAGCGATGCAGAGGTGCATCATCTATGTGCGATGGTGCATGGTGTATTGAGTGAAGAGCATTTTGACAAGTATTTTGCCGATGATGCTATCAGTAAGATGTGGTATGAGGATGCAGACGGAACCAAGCACATGGCCCCTTTCTTTACGGAAGAAGAGATAAAGGAGATTTTCGATAAACACAAGGATGACATATCAGACTATACCATCCACGACTTGGCAGTAACCATGAATTTACTGAGGAGCGACCATCATGTTCTGCTGGAGCGGTACAGTAAGGATGCAGAGGAGTTGAAAGAAATGGTGGTGTTGATGGCAATAGAATACCTCCAAGACCCTGACTGTCTGTACCCAACGAGCAAGATATGGCATAACATTAACGGATAAGATGATGAATTGGAAGACATAACTTATCTTTGCGTATTATTAATATATTATAAAAGATAAGTTATGACTCCAAATGTACGTGAAGGATTGCAATATGGTGCAGCTATAGGAATGCTTATGAGCGGTGTTGTGCTCACCTTCCTATCATTCTTTCTCAACAATTATGTAGTGTCGGAAGGCGTGCTGTGGTACGTCAGTCAGACACTGGTTTACTCAGGAGCGATATTCGGAGTAAACGTTTATTTCAAGACCAAGTTGGGCAACTTTGAGAGCAAGGTAAAAGGAGAACTTGCAAGTATGATAAAACAAGTGAAGGAGGGTAAGTAATGAAGGTAACAAGAGAACAAGTTTTGGCTATCATGCCGAATGCCAAGGACAGGGTGGATGCTTTTCTTCCCTATATCAATGGTTATGCAGAGGTTTTTCATATTGATACTGCCAAGCGAATGGCCCACTTCTTAGCTCAGATAGCACATGAGAGTGGCGAACTGAGATATACCAAGGAACTCGGCAACAAGAACTACTTCCGTAAGTATGATGTTGGCAGATTGAAGAATATGCTCGGGAACCTGAAAGATGGTGACGGTTACAAGTATCGTGGTAGAGGATTGATTCAGATCACTGGCAGAGCCAACTATCAGGCTTTTCAGAACAGCAAATATTGCTCTGACGATATTATGGGAAACCCTAAGCTGTTAGAGCTTCCCCTATTGGCAACCAAGAGTGCGATGTGGTGGTGGTGGAAACACGGTCTGAACAAACTGGCCGACAGTGATTGCATTGTGGCTATCACCAAGACTATCAATGGAGGGACCAACGGATTGGAATCAAGACGAAAGTTCCTTGCAAGAGCAAAGAAGGTTTTTAACGTTTAGCCTATGAAGACAAAGCGGTATGGTTGGCAAGCAGCACCCTACGTGACAAGCCTCTTGTTAGTGGTGTTTCTTCTGTCGGGATGCAAAACGAAGTACATTTCGATGGAAAAAGTTGTATATCAGAATGCGATAAAGCACGATACCCTGCATACTTCCGACAGCGTTTTCGTGCGTGATTCTATATATCTCAGACAGAAGGGAGATACGTGTTATCTTGACCGATGGCATGAGAAAACCGTCTTTAAGAATGTGTATATGGTTAAGGTAGATTCCTTTCTGAAAAGAGATTCCATCCCAGTGCCCTATCCTGTAGAGAAGGAGTTATCAAAATGGGAGCAGTTTCAGTTGAAGTATGCAGTGTGGTCGTTTGGCGCACTCTGTATGCTGCTTATCATATTAGGCTATAAACTCTATAAAAAGATAAAGAATGGCAGATTTCACATTGACAATCAAGAAAAATGACATCTATGAAGAGGTGGCAAAGACCACTGCCTACATAGGCAAGAAGACAACCGTAGAGGACGGTAAGTCGGCTTTCGACCAGATATTTGTGACGGAAGCAGACTTAGCAATGATAGAGCGGTTCTTCAACGAGTCGTTGGATGCGCTAAGAAATGTTCTGAAACGATTTATCTCAGGTGGCTCAGGGGTAGACGGTACCATCAACTGGGAACTCGATATGCCCAGCAGATTTGATGGCAACCTACTCAGTTCCATCAACTCGTCAGCCAACTCGTTCTTGGTAAACAGCATTATCGGAAAATGGTGCGAGATAGCCGCAAACGACAAGGCAAAGGAATATGCAGATAACGCTGCTGCATTATTGCTCGACATTAAGGATAAAGCGTTCTACAAAAAGAAACCGACACGAACAAAAATATCATAGTATGGCAAGAAAGAGTTTAACGATTACGTTGTATATGAGTGAACTCATTTACGACTTTCAGAATAAGGCGTTCCTTACAGGACGCAGTAGAAGAGCTGCCAGTATGGATGCTGAGGCGGCAAGTAATATCCAGGCGAGCGATGATGACGAAGACAAGAACCAGGCATTGCGTAGCATTCAGAATGCGTACAGTCAACTGCTTGTTGAGTTGAGTGAGTCAGTACAAAAAGACACAGGTACTACTGCGTCTAACGAGTTGATAAGTGACGATACCAATATCACCATCAATCTCTCCCTTCCGTCTAACTATCCACTCGCCTTGAAGGATGCGCTTACCTGTTCCATCCATGACTACATTATCAACAAGGCCTTGATGGACTGGTTTATCATTACCAATCCTGACGAGTCGAATACTTATTCAGAACTGTCGATAGCCGCTATCAAGAATCTTCATGAGACCTTTAACAGACGTGAGAGACCCAGCAGGACAGCTCCCAATGTATAAGGAAGGAGGTCATCATGAAAGAATGCAGAGTATGCAACCTTGGGTACAAGGTGATGATAGAGCTTCAGAAGAAGGAGTTGGTTTTTGACATAAAGAATACGGCTGCCGTTTATGCAGATTCCATCTCCAGTTCTGTAGAGGATTCCCATTCTATCCACAACATCTATGATGTGGGCGAGGACGGAAACAGAGATAAATTAGCAAGGATTCTTGATTCAGCAGTAGAAGACTGCAACGAAATGCTTTTCAGATATACCAAGATGGAAATGCTTGGTGGCGGCTTCGATTCCAATGAGTGGGAAGAATGTATAGGTTCGCCTACAAACGAGGAAGAAGCCTACTATTTGGCGATGAGAATACCGCAGGGTTTCTCTAAGACGAGCATACACACCATGACGGTATATATCCATGACTACATAGTCAACCAATGCTTATACGAATGGTTGACGATTGTTTATCCTGACGGTGCTGACAGATTCCTGGCACTTGCCGAGGAGAAGAAACAGAAGATCAAAGGCGCAAGCAACAGGTCGGCTGGCAGGGCAAGAATTGCTTTGCATCCATTTTAAGATTTTTGATTAAGATAAAGCAAGGGTAGCTATCCATCACGGACTGCTACCCTTTATCTATAAACATAGTGAAAAAGAAAATTACTTATCTAAGTTTATTCTGTAATCTCTCCTGAAACGCAGTTGACAAACCGCTTATAGATTCGTTGGGGGCAAGTTTGCCAATGAGCGCAATCCTGAAATATTTGTATGGAGAGCCTACAAGGTTTCTGAGAAATATATCAACAGAAGAACTAATGTAATACCAATTAACAAGGTCGTTACTCCCGAACAGAACCATTCCACATTTTCCTGCCTGGACGCTGCTGAAATATCCTCTTGTGATGCAATCGAACATAGTCTTATAGACCTCTTGTCCGAGCGTTAAAGGACGGCTGCAAAGAAAGAACGGAACACTTTCCATTGGTTCCTTCACGTACACATCAAGGATTTTTCCTGCCTTGTCTGTGGCGTATGCCTCAGGATATATATTCACTCGCTTGTTGAAGACATTGTGCATGGCACCCCACATCTTGCTCTTCAAAGAGTAGACGTAAGCATAAGTGTAGTACGGATTGAAGACGATGATGCGGCTATCGTAATAGTCGTAAACCATATCGGCCTTTTCGAGATACTTACGGAAACGGACATACTTCACGTCTGACTCAGGAATTTTACCTGTCGCAAGGAGTTTGTTCGGATAGGTCTTATCCTTGGTTGAGTGTGAATAAATGGATAGAAAATCGAAAGGATAATCATCCAGTGCGTCTGTTATACATACAGACTCTACTCCCTGCTGCATCATGATACCTCTTTCGGTAGGATAGAGGACAGCATCATCTATCTGTAAAATGCCTTTAGGGTTGGAGCATATTTCTCTATTGGCTGGCTGACGAGTCACATAGGTTCCTTCTTCTCCAAGCATCAGAACCCAAACACCTTCATCGGTAAAAGCGTATAGAGGAGCTTCACCGAACTGCCCTTCGCTAATTGGTCGGGTGTTGGCGGCAAGAGCAAAGATAGCAGAAGAACCTACCTGAACACTATTCTTTGCAGGGAAAATTAGAGGATTCTCAGCTTCGCTGACCTTGATTAGAGAATGGTTAGTGTATGTAGTATAGTCTTTTCCTACTTTATTATAACTATTGGTAAACTCGGATTGGGAACTATCCTCAAAGACATTCGTTTTCGTATTTCGTACATTGCTCCACTTCTTTATGGTTGTCGTAACACTTCCTGCCGTATGAACGTAGTCTTGCAATTTATAATAATAACGAGACATGAAAATCGGCAAGTTTTTATCGTCAGGGAGAATAAAAGTTTTGTCTGCTGGCTCTGTCTTGCTTGAATTTGTTTCATCCTGTCTATCTCCAAAGCCATCATCCCAAGCAGATCCGTTCCCAGGAACAGGTTCTGTTCTTCTATTATCACCAAGATTCACATAGTACGACATACCCATTGTGTCGGATTGGTGCAATGTCATCGTTTTCTTAAAGTAGGTATTATCAAATTTATTATGGATGAACAAGGTCATCTTTGTTGCATTGCTGTCAGGATAAGCTATGATAGGAGATAACGGGTATTGAAGCTTTGTTTTTTCGTATATAACCCTGTCAGTTCCGTTGACCGATATGGTCACTGCAATCACAGCGTCACATATCATACCATTACTACCGTCTAAATCAAGTCGGTTGTTCAGATACATTTCATACATGTCCGAAACGCCTTCCTGGAGTTTCGTTTTAATTGAAAAAATTTCCTCAACAAATGTCGAAAAAGCGTTTTGGGTTGTTGCTTTCACGTCACCAATATGCAGTCTGTTGTTGTATGTGTATGCAATCTTCCCTCCAAATGCCTGCTTCTTAAAGTCAGCTAACGGTAGACTTTGATTAGTCTCCATTACCCTTTTTAGTTGCACTGGTTTGCCAAAATCTTCGCTGTCAATGCTTACGCTAAGGAAGAAAGACATATTGTCTATTGTATTATATACCTTTTTTTGTGGCATGAAGTCCATGGCGAAACTATATACATCTTGCGGCATCCCAGTTCCATATATGAAATTAGATGCGCTGTTAATCGTATGAAACGCTTCCTCGGTATTGAGGAATGATTCAGGTTTAGACAAGAAAACATCAGCCCCAATTACAAGATCCTTTAACTCTTCAGGAATATTGGCACTAACGGTAATCTTGTGCTTGTGTGCGTTAAAGTAAGTTCTAATACCCTTTGTAGAATCACACCAAATAAACTTGTTGGATATGAATCTTGGTGATAGGATAAATGGCGAACTAATATTTCTATACGTTCCATCGTATATTTTTAAGGCAACGACTCCTATTGTTATGTATTTAAACGTGTATTGGTCTATTTCCTCGATTTTCTTATTGATAAGAGCGTCTATACCAGAGAACACGATCTGTGACGCAGACGGGTTCTTCGCATTACCACTGGTGTTAGCAAAATGTCCGTTTTCCGCCCATATTGCATCCCAGTCTTGCGAAAAGTTACACGACACCTTAAAATGATCAACAGTTCTCCGACCTTCATCTACCGACATCTGGTCTGTGATTGTAATGTCGTATTGGAACAGAGAATCATCAAAAATATTATATTCTCCTTTTTTCCAGTATGCGTATTTAGTAGAGTTGTCTCCTACAAAGCATAAGATATTCCCTACAGCAGTAACAGAGTTAACCTTGAAATCCCCAAGATCCAACTTGTGCTTGGTCCCATCTCCTCCCTTTTCTGTCCAGTACCAGGAGTAAGGTGAACCATTAGTGCAATTCACGATGTAGTGTGAGTGGTTTTCGTTTTCATGCTCCGCCTTATGTACGTACCTGATAGAGCAAGTGCCGTTAGGCAGCGTAATGTTCGGCTCGGCCACTACAGGCTGGTGGATAGGGTGGAGTGCCCCATCCTCGTTGATGAGGTTGAGACAGGTTGCCAACTCGCCATCCTGACAATTATAGTCGGATGGAGAGTTGGTGAGTCCTTTGAATATTACATCTTGTCTTGTCGCCATGTGCTCGAATTTAAGTTTGGTCGCATGATTTCGTAGTATGGCTCGCCTTTTTGTGACTTGCGTGGAATACAGGTCAGGCGAACCATTCTGTTGAGCGGAAGATTGTACTCGTCAAGGATGGCGGTGACGGAAGGACGGTCACTTCGGAATCCCACCTTCTTATGCTCCTGATTGAATTGAAGCTGAGTGAAGGCGGTGTTTGTCTTGCAAAGTTCTTCCCAGTCCTCACGCATACAGAATCCGTATGTTCCTCTGTCTGATAACCTGAACACGAAGACGGAGTGATCAGTACGCTCCTTCTGCATGATACGTCTGTATACACCCTTAGAGAGCGTGACAGAGTTCGCTCTTCCGTCCAGTATCACAAAATTGTTGCGATACCTGAACCCTAAGACTTTATCTATAAAATGCTTGAATTTCATAGCGCAAATATAATAAGTAAATTGATAAGATATTTATTATCCGTTAACTTTATATCCGACACTACTTGTTGGCCAGTTCCTTCGCCTCTTCAAGTGAAACAGGCTTTCCGCTAAGAGGAATACGGAAGTCGAACTTGGAACGGAAGGAGTAGTAACCCACGAAATCGAAGCTCTGTTTCATGCGCTCGTCTGTGGTGATGTACTTCTTGTAACCCTCCACCTCCTTTTCAGAGCGATAGATGGTAGAGTTGACGAAGTAAGAACTGGTTCCCTTGTTTGCGATAACCGCAATAAAGAACTGCTTGCCAAGGAATTTCTCCTTGATACGCTGGATAATTGAGATTTTCTTTGTATTCATACTAAATTTGATTGATTGTTAATGATGAGTGCAGACAGGCTGCACTATTCTATAGCGCAAGATACGATGCAATCTTCTGTGTTGATACCACGATAGTATTCACATCGCTGGCAAGCAAGGCTGCCAACCATCAGGGCTTCATTGGTGTATCTACCCTGCATACCGAATGGGCATGGAGTGGTGTACTCGAAGTGGCCACCGACAAATTCGTTGAGATTATATTTTGGATATTTCATTTGTTTTCGTCTGGTATGTAAATGTTTTGTTTTATATACATTTGTCTGTTGTATTTAAATGTCCCAGCCAAGCTAAAGCCGCACGATTTTGGCTCAGGGCAGAATCCTCTGTAAACGCATTGAGGAACGCAAGCGGATGCAAGATAAGGCTCTATTTGAACCAACTCGTCAATCACCTTATACCATATCTCTCTTGTTTCCTTGGATGCCTTATTGCATAGTCTCAGCTTCGAGATATTGATAATCTCCTGAGCGTTGAGAGATAGTTGTAAATTGACCAAATTATCCTGCCGCATATCGTGGCGAGATACCTTAGAACCAGTAATATCAGGTCTTGATGTAGAAACGAATGGCTGAGCATGGACGTGGCGTACAAAGTGGTTGCTCACCCAGTATGGTATGCCATACATCTTAATATCAAACTCCAGTTCTCTGAGCGGTGAATGCTCGCTAAGGATCATCTGTTTCTTGAACTCATCGCCTGGCTCATGTCCTAACGGCTTCTTGCCTTGCGTGAACCGAGCAGCATCTACGACACGTTGCCAGTCGGTTACTTTTGTGATTTCTATTTTCATAAGTTACTTCTTGTTATCGAATTTATTTACTTAATAAAGTCAGTCGTGATGACTTGTTGGGGGTCTTTTATAAATGGCCATCACAAACAAAGAAATGGGTATTATTTGGGAGGTCTTCAAAAAACGATTCGGTTTCTTTCTCTGTCTTTAGTTCCCATTTTAAGTTGTGGTTAGGAGTATTGTCTCTAATATCGAAGCAATCATAATATTGCTTCTTCTGAACTATCTTGTCATACAACTCAGAATCAGCCTTAGAGAACTCACATTCATCTTCATTTGGGTACAAAGACTTATGATATGGTTCTTTCCTTAAAAGTTCATTTTTTGTATATACTGTAAGATCATCATACGCAAATGCCATTTCTGCACATGTTTCACTTGAAGAATCTGGGCAATCTGCAAAAATTTGATTCAGATTCTTGATCGTTCCAACGAATAAAACTCTACAATGTGACATCGCTATTCTCCTTTAAGTTCTACATCATCACCAAGAACATCATTGATTTTCTTTTCGATAAAATCATCAGAAGTATTCTCCTCTATTAGAACATCAATGTTTGGTAACTCAGCATCAACTTTGTCTTCTTGCATTTTTGAGGTAAGCATACCAATTACTAATTTCGCCCAAGGACTATTAGCTATATCTGTCAATGAATCCTTTTGAAGATCATAAGCTTTCTTCAGCTCTCCGTTATCACGGAAATATCTGAGTACTTCCGTCAATGCAGCAACAAAGTTTTTGTCTGCCATCTGATCACCCTTTGCTTCTTCCAGTTTAATCATTAGGAAGAGTAAAGATGAATGTAAATCTGTTTTGTTCATACGCTACTTAAACTTAATTATGAAAAACTCAGTATCAAGCCACTTGTCGGGGCATAAGCCTTTCTTAGGCTTGCCGATGGTGATACTCACAATCTCCTTCTCGATACGTGGGCTATCCTTGCGGTAGCCGTTGATAAAGAGGACGTGGGTGTAAGGACGATACAGCACCTCTCCACAATGTGTTTCCGCCGCTACATCATAAGCTACTTCGCAGTTAGTGGTCAGACGTTTAATCCAATAAGGTTTTATCTCCCGATACTCCTCTGTCTTTTCGCCAGTCACAATCATGTCGAACCATTGCTTGCTGACATTGAGGGTCAATATTTTCTTCTCCATCTTTACACCTCCTCCCAGTCTGTTGCAAGTATATCCTCTGAGAGCATTCTTTCTTCCTTGAATATATGATGCCCATAATGATAGAATATTCCTTCCTCGTCAATACCAAACGGATAAAGCCCATTTTCACGCTTTACGAGCTTTCCTTTTCTCATACGCTTTAAAGCCTCTGAGAAGTCAAACATTTCCTTCTTCATTTCTTATTTCTTTTTAATTGATATTTAATATTAAACTCCCAAAGCAGAAAGGCTACATTAATTTCATAAACACCACTATAAGGCTTCCATACGATTAAACTTGGAATGAAATAAAAGCACCAATCGTATTTGGTTATAAGATATTTGAGATTAAAACTTATCTTCTTCATACGCTATTTCTCTAACCTTTTTTTGAATGTCGCAAGTATATAGATTGAACCGCAACAAGGTATCGTAGATGCTGTTACCAATGCAGATGGTGGTATTAGGTTATATTGTACTAATTCCCAACCATCATAGCCGTATTGATTAAATTTATCAGATAGAACCTTGGTCATATACCTCTTGTTCAAATGCGTCAAAATTTTCCTTATAAGCTCCTTCTTCTTTTGCTTGTTGAATTATTTTATCAATTTCCATAACTAATCCTCCTCTTATATACCAAATGGTGTACCATCGGCAAAGGTGTAAATATCAAACATACGCTCAAATAAAACAGAGCCGCAACTAAACATAACCCCATCGTTATGTATATAGTTTATTTCAGTTCGCACATTTCGTTCTTTTTCCTTCACCCACCCAAACGGATGATGAATTTTCATCTCAGCCCAACACTCATCGGCATTTTTGAACGGACGATATTTAGGCTCTGGTTTGATACGGTATTCAAAAGATTTAAACCAGGAATTGGGAAATACACTAATTTCTTCCCACTCGTCTTTAAATCTTTTATCCTTAAACTCTATTGTCTTTCCTTCTGCGAATGCCTGAATAAAAGGCAATAGCTCTGCAACTTCTTTTCTATTCATAGTTAGTCCTTTCTATTACGGTTTTTGAAATGCAATGCTAAAGCGCAAAATGATAACAGTATCACTAATAATTGTCCTGCTTCCATATTATATTTGTTTTATTGTTTATTTTCTGTCTTTTAGTTTTTTCTTTACTCATTATAAATCTAAAATTCATAAACAAACACAAATGGGTTACTTGCCCATGTACCTTTTCCCGAAATCTTATCAATGAGTATAGCGAATGGTTTTCTTGGCGTGCTATAGGTTGCAGATTCATCTGTGATGCTATAGAAGTGCGCCTTGTTTATTTTACTCTCAAAATCTACAATACCTTCTGCAAGACAGTCTTCATCGCTGATGTCCTGCAATTGTTCTATTCTCACATTAGTGATATGAATGTGATAAGGCATGATGTCCGCTTTAACAAACATTTTGTTTTTGCAACCTTTCTCGTATTTAATACACTCTAATGGCATCCCATGAATGCCACAAAGGCGATAGAACTCATCATTGTCTGCAAGGTCTATGTATCTTTGCGCAATAGCTATATTTTCTCCAACCTTGTATGGTGAATGTTCCAAGGCATAATCAAGCATTTCTTTCAGTTCTTCACCCTCTGCTTTATAAAGTCGGTCTTTACAAGATTTCTTCCAATCAGCAATATCTTCCTTTTCCCATCCTTCATACGTATTAAGACGTTCAAAAAGCATCGTTGGGTTCAGAATGCGTCTTGTTTGAGTCTTTCTTCTTTCAAGTACAGCCTCCGTAAGACCGTATTTATCGTTAAACATAATTTTCTTCATATTCGATTCTTTTTACCCTCTCCCTTTTGCAGGAGAGGGTTGTTAGTTACTCAACTACAACTTCCCAGTCTTCCGCAAACACATCGGAAGATGATGGAACCCATGAGTCTGCTCTGCCATCAGGATTGATAATCAACATCTGATTTGTGTAATCAATGTGTGGATTATCACGCTTCATCAAGATGTCCTTAGCAATCTGTGGCAATGACTGCATCTTAGGAATAATGTCACCTGTAATGTGAGAAGGAACCTGCTTTACAACAAACAATCCCTTTCCATACCAACCACTACGGCGGATAGCTCCACCTGCCTCCAAGAACTTGATGGCTGTGCCGAAGTCAAATAGCTTTAGCAATGGGTTATTATTCTCTGCGGCGTCAATTCTGTTCTCCAACAAGCCACAGTACATTTTCTGAGTCTTGTTCTGCGCATAAAGAAGAACTCTTGCAACAAGAGTAAGCTCGTTAAACTTCTCAGAGCGAATAAAGGTATCACCCTTTTTAAATTTATCAACTTCACTTTCAAACTCCAATTTCATTCTGTCCAAGAATGTCTCTGCTGACTTATAAGACTCATCAAACACACTCTTAGGAGACCAAGACTTATATCCGTCTTTGTACTCTACCAAATAGCCATCTTCCTCAGCGGTTGCTGGCTTAATTTTTCTACCAAGCACTTTCTGTGCTTCAATCATAGTCATAGGCTCTGCCATAATGACCTTTGTACCAATAAACTTTTTCATAATTACTTTGTATTTATATCCCATAAGGGATGATTAGTTACTCAGTTACTTCAACGAATTCTCCGTTTTTGAGTTGATACCAAGTATCAGCCTTGATATTATTTCCGTCAACGTACTCTGTCTTAACGCATACTGGAACATAACGATTCTTCTCGTCATTCCATTCCCATTTTGCAAGCGTTATCCATGAGCCAACCTTTGCTTTAGCCATAGAGTTGTTACCAGCGCACATGATAACAGAATCTTCTCCAGTGCTATTAATCTTAGCAGAGTCGCCTGATGAGCCAATCTTAGCAGAGTAGCCTGATGAGCCAATCTTAGCATAGTAGCCTGATGAGCCAATCTTAGCATAGTCGCCTGATGAGCCAATCTTAGCAGAGTCGCCTGATGAGCCAATCTTAGCATAGTCGCCTGATGAGCCAATCTGAGCAGAGTCGCCTGATGAGCCAATCTGAGCAGAGTAGCCTGATGAGCCAATCTGAGCAGAGTCGCCTGATGAGCCAATCTGAGCATAGTAGCCTGATGAGCCAATCTGAGCAACATCTGTCTTAACCTTTGACGGTGAGGTAATATCTTTCAGCCACTCGACACCGATCTTAATGATGTCTGCCAGCTTCAACTCAGCCTTAATCTTGATACGAGAAGAGCACACCTTTGTCGAATCTCCTTCTTCCTCAATCTTACCAGATTGCTCTACCTCTGCAAAGCGAGAGTTGAGCATATCGTAGTGGTCCCATACTTCCATTGGAGACTTGCAAGCATGGAAACCTCGTTCACAACACTTGATTTCTCCGTCCATTTCATACTCTTTTCCAACTTTGTACTGGAATCCTCGGCATTGCATATTCTTGTCGAATGCCTTGTACGATTTGATTACTTTTTCACTCATGTTTCTATCTATTTATATCCTTTGCAGGATGGTTAGTTAATTTTCTTGATACTATCAATTTCTCCATAGTAAAGTACGAACTCTCTATTAGAGCGAGTACCATCTTTCTTTGCAGGATTGACTCTTACCTCAATATCGCCAGTGAAATGGTTTCTATATTTCTCAGGAACAATACTTGCTATCCAGCATACATCACATCTGCGGCAGCTTACTTTGTCTCCAGCCTTGTATGGAAGACTTTCGATGTAGTCATTCACGCAAGAAAAAATCTCATCGTTAGCATCATTGATGATGCTTTGTTGCTTGGCAACCTTTGCGTTTAATTCTTCTTTTGTCATATCATTAAAATTTATGCCTCAAAGGCGGTTAATAACTGCGTCTTATCTCAACTTTCCACTCCTTAGAAGCGAACTTCTTTTTGAGTTTTTTAATTAAGCTCTCTATCTCTTCAAGAGATTCAAAGGCATTAACTAAATCTCCTGCTTGATACCAGTACCATCTATCTGGTTGCTTATCTTTCTCCTTTTGAGTGAGTGGTCTAACAAACTCCCCTTTGATGGTTTGATATTCATTTGGAATTTCAATTCCTCCCAAATATCCACTTACCGAGCTGTTATCACACACATTGGATACATTAATATATAATGTTGCGTAATAATGTATTGCGCCACCACAAAGACCACGAAAAGAACGAATTTCGATATTCATGAGTCTCTTTCCGTCTTTAGTATAGCTACCCGTAGTTGTATATATTTTCTCATGGAGATTAAACTGAAATCCTTCTCCAATATTCTGAGGAATAACCCCAGTTATCTTAGATATATCAAATCCCTTTTCTATTCGTAAATAGCTGTTTGTATTCATATAATTTCCTACTAAGTTATTTTACTCTTTTAAATCTTATGACAGCTTCTACATGCTCATATGTTTTATGAGAGAAAATATAAAAGAAATATCCTCCACGACTATGGTCTATTCCATCCTCAGCATTAACGTCTACATTGTTGAACTTGTAAACAAATGTTTTGCCATCAATAAACGTCAACTCATACACTCTTGTCTCAGTTTTAATCGGCTCTCTGTTACACGATGCAAATAACAGTACAAGTAATATTACTAAAATTATCTTTTTCATACTCTTTACTTTTCAAGTTTCTCAATCAATGCCTTTATCTCGTTATAGGCAAGAATATCTGTACTTCGACAGAGGTTGCCGATAGCTTTCAAATCCATGATTATCTCATGATTTGTAGGTACATCATGTATCTTTCTTACCCATTCGATGAACTCTGGAATTACTACATTATAGCTTACCAAGTATTTACTTTTTCTGCTTTTGTAAGACAATAGGTAGTAGTTCTTTCTTGTCAATAGCCACCACAAAGCGACTAATCTATTTTTGATATTCAATAATTTCTGTTTCATACGCTTTACTCCTTTACTTCTATATATTGATTTACTTCATCCAAAACCTTTGTTATCAGGTTCTTTAGAATCTTCAATTCATCATTTGAATATGTAGCTATTGGATAACCATCAAGAGTAGTATCACCAAAGTTACGGCTTATCTTTAATGAATATTTGTCTTCTTTCATTTTTCTTTTTTGAACCTTAACTTCTTTAAAGATTACACTCTTTCCGTCAGAACGGTCTTCTGATTTACAATTAAACCCATCTACTAAACCATTCATGGTCGGGTTATAACATATATCACCAATGCCAAAGAAACAACCATCGCAACCATCCTGTTCAACAGCTTCAAGAGTAATGGTTACTCTTTCTCCAACTTTAAGTTCTTCTTTCTTAATCAAAATCCTATTCCTCCTTATCTTTAATTTCAACGAAATCTCCAATGCCCAAACGAGCCTTGTTGATGCAATCACATATCCACCCCATAAGGTATGCCTGATGCTCATTTCTACAATTATACACTCTTTCCAAATCGCATGCGTCGTTAATAGACGACAGAACATGAAATGCCTCATGACTGATATTTCTCATAGTCATGTCTTTCTTCTTCGGGAAGACTACAAGATTGCCGAGGTAATTTCCTGCTTTACTCATACATTCATCATAAACCATACCTCCGTAGTTTCCTTCATTCATAGGCTCATCGTTGTGAACAAGAGGTTTGCCTTTCATGTCGGTAAAGCATTTGTCTATTTCTTCCTCTGATGTATTGTACATCACCCAAAGCCTCCTTGGGTAAATCTGTGGTATATATTCGTAATACCCTTTCTTCTTCATTTTTATTTTCCTTTCTTTTTCGGAACATACTCATCTAACTCATCATCAAACTCATAGCAGTCTGGGCAGTAGTGCTTATCACCTATTTCCACCCATTCGCTCTCCATTGCTTGCTCTTTTGCAGTTCCTCGTCCAACCAAGCTACAATGCCATTAAACTCATCAATGAATGGCTTTCCGCATCTGTCACATACGACAGAATACATAGTAACTGGCTTAATCATGGTTGCCTCCTTTCTTTGGAAATAAATCATCAATATAGAGCCAGCTCGTTGTTGTAAACATAGTACAAATACGTTCCCATGAGTATTCATCATTTACCCAGTATAGTGCGTAATTATCTCCGTTACGCATTTCCATAAGAATAAATTTGCCTTTGTTAGGCTCTTCATCAGCAGGATGCAACAAGTCTTTCAAGAACTCATTGATAGCCCAGTTAGCTCCTGCTCTGAAGCCTTCTTTAGAGGCATTAATTACTGTGAAATCACATATACCTTTTAAATAATTTGTAGATTTCACAGCAGCCTCTTCTATTTTCTTATCGTCTATCATATTTTTTAAGTTTTATAAAGACCTCCACGACCAGTATTGTGCTGGGGCTAAGAAGGTATGTGGGCAAAGCCTTAACTTACTTTCGCTCATTCTGTGTCGTGGAGGTTGTATTTTATTTAGGATTATTAATTATCTCCTTTCCAATCATCAGTTGTACCAATCAATTTAGCTGTCTCCTTATTATAAGGAAGGATAATTAAGTTAACCAAATCTTCATCTATAGACACACCCATTGGAATAGCACCATACTCATCAATATAAGAAACGAAACTTGCTTGCCATATAGAGCCTTCACAATTCCGTATCTTCCAAATACATCTGTCGAATGGCTTAAACTCGCACTTTGGCTTCAAATCCACAACCTGTTTCTTCTCAGCATCCCACGCCTTGCCCTTCTTTGCTAAGGCTTCAAAGAGCTGTTGTTTCTCTTCTTCTGTAGCATAACGCTTAGAAAGATATCCGTTATCAAATAAAAAACCTCCTTCTGTCATTATAACAAGATCACCTTCAAGCATTGTTGCATAACAATAAATACAGTTACCTTCTTGGTTCTTATAGATCAATAGATACTTACAAGATTTAATTCTGTCGATAATGCACAGTATATCTCCATCCTTGAACTCTGTCTGTTTTTCAATCTCCAAAGTCTCAAGGTTAAGATTACCACCCAAGCGTTCCTCGATAGTATTGATGTAGGTTTGAGCAGCTTCTTTGTTATCTTCAATATGATAGTTTTGTGTATTCTGCGTATCCAAACAAGATATATGTCTCTTTTTACTTACACTAATCCAGTGTTTACCTTCAAATGTAGTATAATCATCTTTTGAGAACCCCTTAAAGATTATATGGCTATCACTATCATTGCTAACCAAGACATCACCTTTCTTCCAATCGAATTTGTTCCAGTCACGCATTTCTTTTGAAGGAAGAAGAATCTGTAAACCATCAGGACATCCTCTTACAGTACCAAATTCGGAATAACCACGATGGCAAGTAGTATTATTATCGGTCTTATTTGTACACCAAACTACTGTTTCTGTATCTGTAGTGCTGATTGTATCTAACTCTACATCTACATTATACAGCAAATCATATAACTTAGTCCCTTGCGGTTTATCATTCAGGATTTCCGCTATATTAATCTTTGTTTCCATATTATTTAACTTTAATTTCTCATTATATGTAACTTAACAACTTTGTTTGCCATGAGCGGCTGCTGGTTATTGAATTTCTCGATAAACTTTCGTTCCATCTGCTCAGGAAAGATGGGTTTGGTCGGCTTCGGGATGGTGATGGTTGCTTGGATCTTGCTGCCATCACTCAAAGTCATCAAGCATCTTCTTGTGATCTGTTCTGTTTCTAACATATTTTTTCCTCCTAATATTTCTTTTATATTTACTTTGATTAAATTTTTCTGATAGTGAATGCCGTATCGTTGAGTGTTCTGTGCCAGTCTATCTTGCCTTCTGCATATAACTCATTCAGGGCTTGCTGTGGCTGATGGATTCCACGATTGATGATTTCTGTGGTAAGAACGTGGAGGGGGACGATGTGTGCCGCCTTACGCTCGGACAGAATATCAGAGATGATGGCTAAGACTTGTTCTTTCTCGGTCTTCATTTGGTGGGGAAGGTAAGAATGATACGTGAGTTACTTGTTAGAAGAGTGATAGCTGACCGCTCTTGTCGTGATAGTGTTTCCCTGAGGGAAATATCAGTTCCTCGAACATAGCAGTCAGGCAGTTGGTGACTATTGAGTTTCCTGCAAGGGCATAGAGTTTGCTCTTACAGATAATGGGTGATCCGTCTTTCTCCTTGCTCAGGAGTTTGTCTATGTCAGCTTCATGTACTCCCATCAGTCGGAAACAATCTCTTGGAGTGTACTTCCTGATTGAGATGGAGTATTTCTTGCCGTTTGGGGCAGTGTGAATTATTTCTTTGTTCATTGCGGTTACGAATGTCATGTTGGACGTATCAATGGTTGTCTTGACGGTAGGGGGAGATACCTCTTTAATGATTAATACTAAGTTGTCTGTGAAGAAACTTGTGATGGTATTACTGAGTCCATCGGTACGTGGTGTTCTATGTTTCATCTTTGCTTGGAAGCTGCACTTATGAGTGTCGTATGCTTTGCGCAGCATCCTTCCTTCGACTGTGCGTTCCTTGTAGAGGATGGCTTTTCTCATATCTCTTTGACGATTAGGAATAGTGGGATGCAGCCGCCTCCGTTTCCCATAGCCGAATTGAGAGTTGGTGAGATTCCCTTGGTGGAATATACTCGGGTATTCTGCTCTATTCGGCCTTTAATATGGAGGTTTGCCAACTTTATAATTTTGTCACACATTATATTTCCTTGATGATTAAAACTCCACCTTTCGGATAATGAGCCGTGTCAATGAAGTTCATTACACTTGCCTTACCGATACTGGCGGTGACTGCAACCGAGCATCCGTCAGCCGTTTTCGGTATCGCTATCTTCGGGGGGGGTAGAGTTTTTGGATTGATTCATTGATGTCTGCTTTGGAGAGATACTTTTCGAGAAGGGGTTGGGACATGAAATATTCTTGGGAAACGTTGTCTTCCAAGATGTCCTCAACCTTTGTGGTGAGTGGTATCGGTGAAGGAAAATGATACTCTGGGCTCGGGTCTTCATCTGTTCTTAGAATGGAAAAGACAAATATTCGCTCTCTGTTCTGAGGAATACCGTAGTCCTTAGCGTTAAGAACTTTGTAAAATGACGCATAACCAAAACTCTCCAAATCTTTGAGATATTTGAGAAAGAAGGGCAGCATTTTCTTGGTGAGCAGTCCTTTGACATTCTCCAACATCACATACTTGGGGTGCTTTGCTTCTATCATACGTCTTTCCTGAAAGATAAGTGACGATCGTGTTCCGCTGCCTTCCTCTGCGCCTTTCCTCAGTCCTGCCATAGAGAAATCCTGGCAGGGTGAAGACCAACTGATGAAATCGAAGTCAGGAACCTCGTTCCAGTCTATCCTTGTCACATCACCGAAGTTAGGAGCTTCCCATCCGTGAAGCAGCCGATAGGCCTGAATAGCAGATGGCTCTATCTCGGATATGCCCACCACATTGAAGTCGAAATCAGGGTGTTTTTCTTTCAGATACTTAAACGAAAGAGACTGACTGCCATATCCTGCGAAAGCCTCGAAGACTCTTAATGGGTGTTGCTGGTTGTAGTTGCTTGTTGTTATCATTCTTATAACAGATTTGTCGGGATGCCAAGCCGTGCAAAGGTCCCGTTTTCACGATATATCTCCAACTGCTTTTTGCATAAGCTATCAGGGTTTCGTTGCAGAAGCTCCAACATGCCGATAATGCGTTGACGAAGAACGTTGTCCTTTGTTTTGTCGGTATGCAACTCCTGTTCGGCCTTTGTTTTTGCGATAAGCTGGCTTATCTCAGAAGGATGCACGTTGGTAGTTGTTGGCGGTTCTGTTGCTCCGATAAGTTCGTCCTCCCATCCTCGCTGATTGAGGAAAGTTTGGAAGTTCTTGCGATATTGCTTGTCGGGTTGGGAGAGTACATAGAGAGGGATATACTCTATAGCAGCCTTGCGGTCTTTCTTGCTCATAGAGTTCCACTTCTTTTCCAACTTAGACTTGCAGCCGACCTTCTTTTCGTACAAGTTCCATGCCCGATCAAAGGTGTATTCGTCTTTAACTTCCCTTGGTGGAGGAGTTACTTTGTAGCCGTTTTCTGTAAGAAATTGTATGGCCTGTCTGATTGCTTCTGTCATAGTTCACCATTTAGATAATTGTCGATTGCTTGGATAAACTCGTCTATAGAACGGATGATGACGTACTTTCCTCCGTGTCGCTCCACTTCACATTGAAACACCTTCTGTTCTGGCTCTTGTCTACCTTTCGGTGTCTTGTTTTCGATACAGAGGAATCCGTACTGGGAGGTGCGTTTCAGGAGCAGCATATCAGATACTCCTGCCTTCATGCCTTCTTCTTTCAGCCATGCGGCTTGTCGTGAGGTTCGCTTCCCACCATTCGGAACAGAAAAGAAGACACCTTCAAGGTCAGGATATACCCCACGGATATACCTGACCTCTGCGGCTTGCAAGTTATGCTCATCATAGGATGCTCGCTTGCGTATCTTCTTGTCTTCCTGTTCTAACTTTGCCTTGATTTCTGCGTAACTTGTCATTACCAGTCAGTTGAGAAAAGGTCGTTGAGAGATTCTTTACCCATCAGACGGATGGCTTCCTTTGTAAGGTCTTCGTTTTTGAAGTAAACGCTTGCATCGTTTATTGCCTGATTATATCGAGTAGAGAAACCTTCTCCATCCTTAACGATACACCATTTTTTTTCGCAACTGCGAAAGTCAGGTTTCCATCCTTTGTTGAGATACTTGGCGATGTTCTGCAACTTATTAAAAGCGACCAAGCGTTTTGCTTGAGCCGTACTTGCGCAGTTGCTTAAATCATTATAAGTAATATATCCTGAAACGTTATTTTCGATTTTTTTATTATAAACCCAGTATGTTCTTTTGTGCAAGAACAGTTCCTTGCAAATATCATCATAAGTGATAGGGTTGCCTTCCTTATCATCATTAGTAGGCTTCTCGTCTCCTTCAATCTTCTTACGAACCATCAACTTACCATCCTCAGCGAAGAAGAACTGGAGGTTATCAGGGACGGGGTACTTAACTGCCGAACCATCAGCAGGAATACGCAACTTAGATAAGGTTGCATTGCCGTTGTTGATGTTGTTGATGTCCTTGTTGGTAATTCCTTCTGCATGAACATCAGGAGTCTTTTTTACTTCTGCCATTTTCTCAGCAATCATTTCCGTACCCTTGCCAAGCAGTGCTCCGAAAAGCATTGATGCAAATGGTGACAACTCCGTTTTGTTGTTGCGCTGACGATTATGTCTGTTGTTGCGCTTGTCGTTTCTGTGTGTCATATCAACTATAATTTTGTAAAATGTTATTAAACTCGTCTTCTGTGACACCATTAGCTACCATGACGGTAAGGATGGTGTCTAAGACTTTGGAATAAACTTCGTTAAAGGCTGGCTCATCCATCTTGGCGAAGGAGATAGACTTGGCCTTCTCCAAGAACTTCTGACCGTTCAGGTCGTAGAGCGGTTCGCTGAATCCTGACGTTATCAGAAGCTGTTCGCGAAATGTGTCTACTGAGCGTAGGTTGATTCGCTGCTGCTCGGTAAGACAATCCCATGCCGCACGGATAAGGGAGAAGAACTTGCGATGGAACTTTACGTTGCGTGGTCGGACGATATTCGCCTTGACGATTGTTCCAACCTTTATCTTTTTCATTTCCTCGTAATCGTCATCCGAATATGGACGAAGACCAGTAGATGTTCGTACAAGATGGATTTCCATACCTTATATGATTAGAAAGGAGGGTTTCTCTGCTGCGCCCCTCCATACGAAGGTTGCTGATATGGGGCGTTTCCACCTTGTGGCTGTTGGGGTGCGCCTATCTGACTCTGAGCAACCTGACCGCTTGGCCGCTCCACCTTCCAGCAGTCCAGTTGATTGAACCATCTGCCATTGGTACGAGACTGGTTCGCCTTCAAACCGATATGGGCAGTGATAATCTCTCCTGCCTGGATATTGAACTGCTGCAACTTGTCCGACCCGAACACCTGAAAGACGGATCGTGAAGGATATTGCTGGTTCAATTCCTCTATTACATACTCGCACGAACTCCATTGTTGTCCGTTTTGCGAAGTGCCCATCTGCACTTGTCCTACGGCAATAATCTTGCCTGTAAAAGTTACATTCATATTGTTGCTTAATTAAGTTTGATTCTAATTGACGGTTTTGTTGTCGTTTCCTTTAGATAGTGCTCATAATGTTCTGGCTCCGTGTCCTTGAACAGCTTCGTGTCGAAGGTCTTCTTGGTTGCAGCTGCCACATAAGAGTAAGAACCTATGTTTGTCTTGATGGATTTCTGCTTGTTGGTTTCCATCATCTTCATCATCTGCTCCTTCAAATCATCCTGCTTCAACTTCAAGGCATCCATGCGTGCGGAAATAAGTCTGTACTCCTGTTCTAAGGCTGAGAACTGCTCAGGAACCTCTACCTTGTACTGGTAATCGGCATCATCTGTAAGATAAGCGTTGATTAACTCGTCTATTTTCTCATCAGGAACTCTTGGAAGCGGCTGGAACTTGCTCTTGCCATCCTTGAACCACATGCAGACAATCTCCTTCACCTTTATGGGATTCATCTGCTCGAACCATTTTGCGTAGATGGATAACTGGAGAGAAACGTTGTTGTAGTGAAGGGTGGAGGTGGTCTTGTAGTCAACAAGGTAGATATTTCCTTCGTTGTCAGCGAACACACCGTCTATGGCTGATGCAAAATACTTGTTATCTGTGACAAGATACTCGCTATCCACATGATGCAGTTCGTAAGCATGCAGCATGTCGCTGAAGTCACGTATCTCCTGTGTCGGATTCGGATATGCGCTTATGTCCGAACCAAAGACAGTACAGAATAGCTCAAAGGAGTTGTGAATCATTCCACCACGTTCCGCTGCCTTAGCCAACACAGACTCTGGTATGTCCTTATATGTATCAGGAAAGGCAAACTTGATGAGCGTTCCAGTGATACCTGATAGCTGTTTCTTCCCAAGATGGTAAGTGTGGTTGATCTCATCGAACACCACCTTGCTTTTCTTTAGCTTTATTTCCTTTGTTTTCATATCCCCAACTCCTTTCTCTTAGCGGATAGCGTCTGCATGAATTGTGCGTTGCTCATCAACGGCTGGTATGTCTGCATTACCCATACGAGGTTGTCCTTGTTTACACAGCGTGAAACCATCTGTATCGCCTCGTTGATGTCATTAGGGTGATATTGAGGGTCTGAGGCTACTGGTGCGTGGTTGCTGCTTTTTACTTTTTGTTGGCTTTGCTGGTTTTCAATATTAGTTGTATCAGAATCGGCATTGTCATCAATAGCAAAAAGACCATTCAGCGCATACTTTCGTGCATAAGAAGATGCAGCCCCAGTAATCTGGCTCCCATCCATCCCCTTCTTGGTTTCTTCCTCTCTTGCATAACCTGTCGTTATTTCTATTTCGCCTTTGCTATTTTTGAGAGTAGCGGTTGCCTTTACATATATGCGATTGCCAACCATTTCTATATCATCGGTCATAACCAGTGTGCAACCAAGATTGGACATTATCGGCTTAACCGCTTCTAATATATCCTCAACCTTGCGGTACTTGTAGTTACCAAACGCATTGAATTGAGATTTCGGTGCTTTAAGCGTTGACTGAATTGTTATAAGTTCTTTCATACCTTATTATATTAGTTAGTTACACAGATGTCGCAGTCACACGTCCATCCATCGCACTCCTTGATGAGCTTCTTGATTCGCTTGTTGTTTGGTGCTGATTCCAACTCACCTTGCAGCCTCTTTTTCAGTTCGTTGATGAGGTCTAAAGGTGTCATGTAGTCTTCGATGAGGTCTTGCTTGATGCCTTCCTCGTCATCAGAAGAAGAGGTAACCGTATACGACTTGTCAAGTGTGAATGATGCCGTAACATCGTAGTCCTGATACTCAGGATATTCAGGCTGATTGTAAGGTGCGAATGGGTCGTTGGCTGCGCCTGGTGGATAATTTCCACTTGTTGAATTGTTCATAAGCATAATATTTTAATTGTTTGACTTTCAAAATAAACCCCACGGTTCTCACGAATGGTGGGGGAGTCTAATTGCAAGTTGAGCGGTCGCTACCGCAAAAATGTAAATGTATAGAGAATATGATATATCTGCGAAAAAGGGAGCATGTTCCGAGGCTTTTAATTCCATTCATGCTCCCAAAGACACAAGCCGAGCCACGCTTTCGCCTAAGGACATGCGTCTTTAAGTTCCCTTCTGCATTCCATTGGAGGCTTAGGACTCCCAGTGCTATACTTCGTACTGGCTGCATTAGAACTTTATTGTAGTTGTGCGCTCCTGCCTTTGTGCTACCTATTACAAGGGTCTCGGCATCAGGCCTGCTTCTTCACAAGTGAACTCCAAGACGTTCCCAATTCCACCTGTTGCGGTGTAGGTAATAGTCTTGCCACTTCCTCGTCTAATCGTATGTTGTGGTTGCATACGCTGCTTTTGACTACGAGTACCTCTCAAGGAAGGTTTATCCTATCCGAAACAATGCCTCGGTATCGGGCTTTGGGACGCAAGGTGGGACTCGAACCCACGACCTCGAAGGATGGGGAACCTTCTATTCTACCAACTGAACTACTTGCGTCAAAGAACTACAAAACAATCCAGGATATTGTGCTGGGTGGAAGTAGTGAGGTTCAAAAAACCTCCACGGAGATGACTGATTAATAACGAACTTGATATATTCTTATGAACTTTTTGAGGTTCACCCACCTTGTTGTTACTTACCACATTCTTTGAAGGAGCGGTATATCTCGTTGATCAATACGCAAAGTGTTGCGATTGATAATATTAACATGATTGTTGAAAACATATTCTAATTTTATTAATGTGTTGAACAATAGGCTGCCGCCTCTGATTCTATCTCTGTCATGCTCTTGGAGCGGTTCTGCATCATCCAGTCCTCTAACTCGCTCTTCTTGAAGTAGAGTCGATGGACGTTTGGCTTGTAGTAGGGGAGCGTGTTGTTTCTTGCTAAGTACCTCACACCTTCTACGGTCATACCAAGGATGATTGCAGCTTCCTTGATGTTGAGCATGCTCTTGGCCGCTATCATTGCATATTGCTCGATTCGGTCTAACTGCTCTTTGATCTCTTGGTCTATCATATCAGTTGAATTTGAGGGTTTGCTGCGATGGCTCTTTTCCACCAGTGCCCTTATCGCTGGGAGTGTCCTCCTGCTCTATCAATGGTAGAATACCTTTCGCTTTGAGTGCTTCGTAAAGGAAGATTCTTCCCTTTGTTGTCCACTCTGTGTTATACTTCACGTCATGCCTTCCGTCTGAACGGATGATGTCAACTGCTCTGCTATGAACGTAGCCGCCAGTAAGGAACTGTCCGTACAATATCCATTGCCCTCTCATTTTATGTTGAATCTTCATGTCAGAAAGGAGCAGGTTGAGTTTTATTGCACTCATTCCGTAGTCCTGGGCTATCTGCGTTACGGTCATCGTGGCATTGCTTTGCAGGATCTGATCGTAATAGCTTACCTTGGGTAGCATCTCGGTAATCTTGTTCCCAAGTTCCATGTTCTCCTTGCTGATAGTGAGGATCTCTTGTTGCTGCTTTCGGTTCTCCAACGCCAACTGCTGTTTCTCTTCCTCTGATTTGACCAGGGATTTGAGAGCTTCGAGATAGTTCTGAGGGACGGATGGCTTAGATTGCTCAATCTGTCTCTTCATAGCGTTGAAGGCTTCGATGTATTTCAGTTTGAACTCCATCGCCTTCTTGCCATTGAATCCCATCGCCAGCAGAGTGAAACCATCTTGGTTCATAATGAACATTGGGTAACTCTGTTTGTTCTGCTCATTGATGTAGGTCGTTTCCTCAAACATCGGGGTCTGCTCATTTTTGAGCACACCCCCTTCGATGTACGCTCGGCATGAGCATTGTCTAACGGGTGGAAGTCCCGAGCAAGCCCTAATAGCGGGAATTGCATAGTCAAAGGCAAGG